ACCGGGAGATCAAACCCCGGCAAAAAACGGGGATGTTTTGCGATAGCAAAACTAAGATGGTTCAGCAATCTAAAAACTTTCTTTTTGGTAGAAAACACAACCATCTTGCCCTAGTGAATTTTTTTTTTAGGTAAACCCATGCAAAAGATCGAACAAACTAAAGAAGAGTACGTGCATAAGAGTATGTACAATCTTTTAATTTCCCTGGGGAAGTGCCCAGAGACCTTCATCCAGGATAAACCTGAGAATGAATACATATACAAGTCTTTAGTGGCGGGAGCGGAGCAAGCTTACGATATAATTCAAAAGCAAGCTCAAGAAGATGAAGTTAAGTATCAGGCTCTTATGAGGTCTTGGGATGAAAGTAAGGCCAACGGAACTAATTAAAGAAATTCTAAACGACCCTGAAGCAAGGAAGCAACTGGCTGCTGCCATAGCTAATCCTTCGCTCACTGTCACACTCAAGGGTAAAACCTACATGTTAGAAAACATTAGGTAGACACGGGGCCATAGCTCTTTATAGGGTAAAACTTGTTAGTTAAACGACTGGCAGTGAACCACAAACACCACCTTCTTCCTAAATATAAAGGGGGCACCGATCATTCCTCTAATCTTATTGAAGTCTCAGTCACTCAACATGCCATGTTTCATTTCTGTAACTGGCAATTATGGGGGGACAAACGAGACTGGTTGGCCTGGAAAGGTCTAACTGGTGAAATCGGAAAAGAAGCCATCATAGCTGACCTGAGAAGGTTGGGTCTGGAAAAAGCTAAAACTGTTAAAGCCAGAAACATAGCTCTCCACGGTATAACCTTAAAGCAATACCAAGCAAACAAAAATAACTTGGCTATCGGACAGCATTTAGCTAACTCGCTAGAGGCAAGAGAAAAGAGAAAGAAAACTTTTTCCGAAAAGGGGTACCAAAAAGGAGAGAAGAACAGCATGTTTGGAACGATGTGGATTACAAATGGAACGTTAAGTGGGAACAAAAAAATTCCCAAGGGTTCTGAAATTCCAGAAGGATTTAGTCCCGGAAGAACTGAGGAGAAACTCCCTCATTTGATCCTCAAGGAAGAAGAAAAAGTTTCTCGAAAGAAAAGTAAAAGAGACCTAATTCAGAACCGTCTTTCTTTGTTAACACAAGTAGACCTAACCTCTTATAGATGGGTCAAGGAGGCATCTAAACTGCTTGGCTTATCCGGAACATCAACTCGTGCTTTTGTTGATAAATACTATGATGGAGAAGTTTACAAGCGGGCGTCACCGACCAAGACTCGATAAGTCGTTAAACTGTTAGGAATCAAGGGCTCGTAGCTCAATTGGTAGAGCACCTGTTTTGCAAGCAGGGGGTTGTCGGTTCGAGACCGATCTTGTCCACTCGGGGTCGCACCCCAAACCGGGTCTGTCCGTCCGGGTCTATACAAGACAAAACGGCTCCAAACGGGATGTAGCTCAGTTTGGTAGAGCCTTCGCTTTGGGAGCGAGAGGTCGCAGGTCCGAATCCTGTCATCCCGATTACCGTAATTAACACACGGTACAATAACGCGGAGTAGAGAAGTAGAATCTCGTCAGGCTCATACCCTGAAGATCGCTGGTGCAAATCCAGCTTCCGCCATGTTTTGCTAGCACAAAACTAAGATGGTTCAGCAATCTAAAAACTTTCTTTTTGGTAGAAAAACAACCATCTTGTATGACCTTTTGGCCATAACTCAAATCTTAAGGTCCCCTTAAGTCTGAAGGTTGCTTCTTCAGTTCATTACCTCACTGCGGGTTGGAGAAATCCATGTAAGACGCACAGGTCTAAGTCCTCAGTTTTAATACTAAGGCCAGTAGCTTAGCATCTACTGCCAACATGGTGCCCGGAATATCTGGGTAAAAAGCGTCTCAAGAATTCTTGAGACTTTGGGAGATAGCCCCTCAGGTATTAATACCTGTGCATTGTTAACTTAGGTTAGCAAAATTCTATCGGAATAGGAGTTCAATTCTCCGGTCCGCCATGTTTTGCTAGCGCAAATATCACATATTTAACCCACTGAAATGAGCCATAACGACCACGACAACCATAACGATCGCAGCAATGATCACGAGTTTGAAAAGTCATACTGGGGTAACTGCTGCAATACCTTTGACGAGGAACAGAAGCAATTCGTCTACGGAAAATTGATGGGGTTGCATCGGACCCATTATAGTTTTGATGTATCAGGCAAAAGAATCCTTGATATCGGTGGCGGTCCCAGCAGCCTTTTGCTTAAAACCATCAACTTAACCGAAGGCAAAATCGTAGACCCGGTATCCTACCCTCAATGGACCGTTGATCGATACGCGAGTAATAACGTCTCAGTTTCAGTTTCAATGGGTGAAGATATTGAAGACACAGGGTGGGACGAAGTTTGGATGTATAACTGTTTACAACATACGGTAGACCCTGCCAAAATCGTCAAGAATGCCCTGAGAGCCGCACCAGTTTTTCGAATCTTTGAATGGATCGACATTCCTGCTCATGATGGCCACCCCCATGAACTTACTGAAGATGCTCTTAATGGGTGGATAGGGCAGACAGGTCGTGTTACTACGTTGGCTGAATCCGGTTGTCATGGCAGGGCATACTATGGGGTATTTACACCGGCTGCTACCTAAGGCGATCACTGCTCTAGAGGGGGTCGGTTTACCGTGCTATCCGGTTTGGTTCTCTCCCTTGTTCCCGCAATGCAGAAACGCTATGATTGGCCCATGAAAGACAAACCCATGCCTGACGCCACCACCCCTAACCTCCTACCCTGCCCGTTTTGTGGCAGCGTTGATGTCAGCTTTCACGACGATGGCATTTACAACTTTGTTGTATGCGGCAACTGTGAAGCAGCTGGACCGGCTTTCAGTTATGATGAAACTGGCAGCATTGATAAAGCTATCGCTGCATGGAACCAGCGCAACCCCTGGCAGCCGATTGAAACGGCGCCTAGGGGTGGCAAGGGAAGCATTGGAGTTCCGACTGAGATTCTTGTGTGGGATGGGTATGAAATGCGGGTTGAACTGCCTCAAGTGGGCTACTTCCCCCGAGACACCCACTGGCACCCTCTCCCCAGCCCACCCATCGCCTCTATCCCCCAACCATGAAAATCAAGGCAATCACCCCTCTTGGAACTTTTGTCTCTGTGGAGCAACCCTTAACGGAGTCCGAAAGGAAAGCACTCGAACAAATGTTGACTACTAACTTGGAAGATCTTAAGTACTACTATTGTGTAACTGAGGAAGGTTCTTTATATTTTGGCTCCAATGTGATACAAAATTCCGTCTTTATTGTCTTGGATTGAAGTAGCGGTAGTCATCGTTGCCCTTTATTGGGGGATTAGCTCAGTGGTAGAGCACCTGTCCTACAAACAGGCCGTCATTGGTTCAAGCCCGATATCCCCCATCACACTAAGATACGCACCCAAGTTGTAAACTTGCCTTACAAGTTCCCATGGATTATCAAAACGCTGATTTTTTTCTCTCAATTTTAATGCCATGGTAGAGATTTACCTATCAAAGCTAGAAGAATCTTTGAAAGCCCTTGCCGAAGGGAATGAAGATGTCGAAGATCAAATCCTGGAAGAACTAGACAAGATTTGGTTTGCCCTCAGTGAAGAGGAACAAGTAGTAGTGAGGGGGGAGGTTTACAAACGAGTGAGGGGCTTGCCTTACTCTGTGAAAGGTGCTATAGTATCCACAGCTTCAAATTCCCAACGCACGAAAAACTCAAATGTCTGCTGACAACGGCATCTACATTCTAAAGACCTTGAGCACAACCCTTGGAGACAAAGGAGGTAGGTCTCGACACACTGATCCTTGCCCCGTCTACAGGGTAGCTGAAGCTCAGGCTATAGACAACTTTGACTTTTACGAACGTGAGCAGCCTTATAATATTGGCGCTTATCTGAAAGAAGTTTGGGGTGACTCTCCAATTTTCCTCTCCGAAAGTGAAGCCTGGGCTTACGCCGGGGATCTCAGTAGGGGCTGTTCCATTCTTGAGTACGGCACTAGTCTAATTGAGACTGACTATATTTTTTACGGTTCTTGAATAAATATGGCAAAACCAGTGAATAGAAACCAAAGCAGATACCTTAGAGAAGTAAGAGACTTCCCCACTAAAGTTGCCAAGAGTTTATGGAAAAAGTTTGCTAGAAGGGCATTGAGACTTAGAAACAAAAGGGGAATCATCGGGCTTTGACCACTATGTAATTACCCCCTGGCAACCCCAGGCCCACCCGTTCCAGTCGCCAAGTGGTCTAAGGCACGAGTCTGCAAAACTCGCATTTTCGCCGGTTCGAATCCGGCCTGGAACTTTGCCTATCGGGTTCCCCCAATTAGGCCAAATCACTACCTCAAACAACCAACAACCAATCGCACCATGAAGCACTCAGACAGTTACTCAGGCGGCGTCATTTTTGGCATCCTGGCATTCCTTTTGGCGGCCATCATTGCGACCGCAATGTTTGTACTACCACAATACGGAGTCTGGCAGCAGTCCCTAGAAGGGAAGGCCGAGTTGCAAAAGGCCGAATATACGCGCCAAGTCGCAGTTCTGGAGGCTCAAGCTAAACTCGATAGTGCCGAAAAACTTAAGGAAGTTCGCATCAAAGAAGCTGAAGGTATCGCAGAATCCAATAAAATCATTGGTGCCAGCCTTAAGGATAACCCCGAGTATTTGACGTTCCTGCAGATTCAACACATTGAGGAAGGGGCAGAAAAGGGAAACAAAACCTATTTCGTAGCCCCTAACCAAGGCGGGTTGCCTATCCTGACTGCTCCGACTAATAAGGGTTGATTGCACCCCGTTTAATTCGCCTAACTACAAGCATATGGCTCAACCATTAAACCCCCCTATCAACATCTACTTGCAACCCGGCGAAACAATCGGCCATGCGTTGATGCGGGTTGCCCTCATTGCCAGGGAACGCCGCACAACTGGCATACCATTCCTGGATGCCGATGGGGCTGATATTTCCATCAGGGATACCCCCCTATATACAAGGACTCGGGACCACCACCCTTGACTTTGCCTTAGTGGTCTGCTAAACTGATGGGGGTCCAAGAGCCACCCAGCAATCAAACCAACATCAAAAATGACAACCCTCACATTCACAACCGGAACCGAAGTCATCGCAGCTTTCGGGCAACCTTTGACTGCAAAGCGAAAAACTCTGGTCCGCATTCGCCCAACGGTTGGTACCGAAGTCTTCCCCCGAGAAAGGGGCGATCTAACTGCCGTCGAAGGCATTGACCATGTACTGATGCCGGTCGATGGGTCACAGCCGTACCCGTGTAAGGTTGATATTTTTCCTGGCTCCTGGGAAGAAACTGAGCCTAATTCTGGCATGTATCGTCGCAGTGCCCTTTGCAAATTTGTCCCTGTCCCTGCTGGATATACCGTAACCCTTAAAACGAGGGAAGGTGATACCACGGTCTCACACCCTGACTATGTTGCCATTGGTATTGATGATGAAGTGTATTCTTACTCATCTGATCGGGTTCGTGATAACTTGGTTGTGTTGTAGGAGAGAGGGGGGGCATCCCGTTTATTGGCCCTTACAGTCTGTAATCTAGAGGCAGGGGGTGTCAAAACCGGCACCCTGACTTTGGGGGCATTGACTTTTTGCCAAGCCATTCTATAATGGAAACGCTTGCCCCTAAAGCATTGTGGTGATGCACTCGCCTTGTAAGCGAGAGACGACAGTTCGATTCCGGCCTGGAACTTTTTTCCTTACGGGAAAACAAACAAAATGCCCGATTAGCTCAGCTGGCCAGAGCAGCTGCCTTGTAAGCAGCATGTCGTCGGTTCGAATCCGACATCGGGATTTAGCCCTGGCTCTAGAAACTAACATTAAGTTATTTATGGAAATCCCTAATTACCTGAAGCTACCACAAGGTGAAAGACAATCCCACATTAACCTGTCTAGTCCCTGTGACTTTTCTGGTGGAGGGGGAGGCTGGAGAAAAAACTTAATGAGAAAGAATCTTTTTCTTAAACTCGGTATACCGTACGAGCCCAACATCCAAAAGTTTGGAGCCTGCGTATGCCACAGGTGTACGAACTGTAGGGGGAAAACAGAGAGGTTCTGCGTAAATCCCGAACACTTGTACTTGGGCACTTTATCTGAAAATAGTTATGATACGCATTCAGATAACCCTTCGTTACGCAAGACCCAAACTATGACTTCTCAACCAAAAGCTGTGGTCGCAGCCCTGAGCGAAGCTTCAAGGCATAAACGTATTGAAACGTTTAAAAAGAACAAACACGGAGTAGGAGAGAAAAACTCCCAGCACGGCACTATGTGGGTTACTAATGGATATAACAATCTTAAAATCCCAAAAGACGGAGAAATACCTGAAGGGTATAGAAAGGGCAGAAAAATGTAAATTTACATGGGCTCATAACTCAATTGGAAGAGTAACCGGGTCTTACTCTGCATGTTGAGGGTTCGACCCCCTTTGAGCCCATTTTGACTAAAATCGTGCTACACTAACCGTAACAAACAACTGATCACACTCAATCTGAAAATGGGAAAGTTTTTTACCGTCGTTGAGGGGAAAGCCCACGACTGGAAGTTTACCAAGTCCAAAGCCTGTAACGATGAAACTCCAGCTTGGAACTTCCACCTAGGGGAACCTACATTGGGTTTATGGTTAAAGCACTTCTCAAAGGGTGAGACCAAAGTGAAGAAAAAGTTTTCAGATATAGGGAGACGGTTAACCGTCGCACCCGGTTCGGTTCCCCGACTTGTTTCTGCGGAGCAAAAGCAGTATAGTTACCTTGTTACCATTCCTCGCCCATATAAAAACAACCATGGCATTTGATCTCAACAGCATCGTACCGCCGAAAGATTTGATAGAAGAGCGCGGATTGTGGCATTCTAACGAAACCAACTACAAATTCTTTGCCCGATGGGGCGCTACCCAAGCCTTCGAGGCGATGCGGCACCAAATGCCGACCAATGGCATCAGTCATAGGCCGCCGACCGCAGAAGACGCAGACAAAGGTGGTTACGTTCAGAGTTTGCACTCAAGAAGCGACGGCTCAGTATGGTGGTATTTGCAGGGTTGGGAACTCGTCGCTGGGAGCGGCAATGCCTGGTTGCATACACCGGGCTGGGTTCTCAATCCTCAGCTGGCCTTGAAACGAGAAGGAGCGGCATTACTTAACCAAATCCTGCCAACCGCCTTAGGTGACGGGGATACAGGCCTCAGCTCTGAGCAAGTTGCTTTGCTTCGTCGTGTTGTAGCATTGATTCAAACCGAAATCCCGACAAAGACATCGGCAAACACGCATAAAAAGACTACCTCAGACACCCCCGTAACCATTGACGGCCACATCGTCAAGCCAGGGGACCGCCTAATTCTTCGAGACAACAGGATTATTACCGTTCACGAGATAAGCTGGGGTGATGGCTTATGGCAAATTTCTTATAGAAATGATTACAAAGGTTACGGTTACAATCGTATTTCCGTTTATGCTGACGGCAAGTGCCCATTTGACTGTGAAGAAGACATTCTAGCAGTCGTGACAGGATCATTGTAACCTTTCCAACCCCCAATGAAAAAAAAATGTCAAAAGTCACCCTCAAGCAATTGGTTGAACAAGGATTCGGTTTCGAATTAGATCGAAAGTCTGGTGATCGTACCGAGACAATCTTTCGCAATCTGCGAGACGGGAACTTGTACCACATTTACCGTTCAAGTCCGCGAATGTACACTGGTAGTTGGTTCGTTGCAGAGCGCATGTTTTACGCCAACGGCGCTACAAAAGAGATCCCTCAATCGCATATGAAAGACTACGTTGTTGTTGCTCACCGGTAATTTATACCCGAAGTCATCCAGCCCCTTAAGCAAGCGATCCTTTAAGTACCCCTCAAACACTATGAAACCACCTGAGTATACACCCGAACTCTTCCTGCCCCTTGAGCAAGCGATCCCAATCGCGGCGTATCAGAATATGCTCGTTGACCGCATTAACGGCCCGCCTGATACGCTTGAAGGGGAAGCCCCCTGGGATGTCTACCTTGAGGAAGCTCGTTACATCCTTGAGGGAACTAGGGAGAACTACCAAGGTGAGCATGGTCACCCTACGATCAAAGTTGCCACTGAACCGGGTGACCCAAGGTTTAAGACAATAACGTTTAAGGAGTATTCAGACCTTGTAGACTCTTCCACAAAGTTAAAACATGCGGAAAAGAAACTAAAGGCTGCTAAAGAAAAGGTGGAAAAATTAGAAAACCTCATCTCGTGGTCAGAAAATCCTGAAAGAATGGGGCGGTAGTTACAATGGATCAAGATCATCCAAAAGACGCCACAATCCAGGAAATCCTCGATGGTAAGAATGCCGTAAGGCAGCAATTGCCGAGATATCCCATCCGGGTTTTAGTCGCAGAGCAGCCGCCTTTGCAAAAGGGGGATTACGTCCTAGCCACTAAATGGAGCGATGGTGACCCTCGTGATCACTTTTATGTGGGTTTTTATAAAGAATCCTACAATGGAGGGCTACGACATCTCATAGTTGATGAAAATGATAACCTAGTTAGGGGAAACGGTTTTAGGAGGGTTGGAGCCATTACGGCTAAAGAAGGTAAAGCCTTAGTGGCGCTAATTCCTGAAATTGGTGATAAACCAGGGAGATCCCTCTGGTGGCACCTTGATTGTATTAGAGGCGTGGCCGATCCATATGACCCCTGTGACCATGGCGACAGGGATGACAGTGGGTCTGACAATGATTGACAATGAGTAAGAACTATCAAAGACCTTGAGAAACTTAAAGAGGACACCCTAAGACACGCATTAATGCCCAGGGAACGAAGACCATTACTCATCGGTCCTAAAATGTATGAGTTCCTGCAGGCCAACTACCCAGATTGCTTCAAAAACTGCAAAGTAATTGCGGACCTAGATCTAAATCCCGACCAATGGCCACACTAATAACCAACATTGCCCAATCTTCGGTTGACTCACTCCCAAAAGAGCTAGTGGGCATGGTCGAAAAGGGTAAATTAACTCTGGATCAAGCCAAAAAGATAACTGTAAGTTGGAATCACGAACACCCCGTAGGCACAACCATACCAGAAATTGATGACTATGTTTTAGCTTCAACTACAGAAGGTTGCCCTATGGACTTTAAAAACCCTTGCTTCGGAGTTGGCTTTTTGACCCCTAACAACATTCCCCACGGAGAACCACAAAATACATTTTCTATTACGGTCGGTGACCGTAGCAAAACAGTTGGCGGTTTTGGCAGAGTTGAAAAAATTAGTCTCGAAGAAGGTAAATACTTCATTAAATACCATTGGGCAATTTTCATGGCAAAACACCCATCCCTATGGTGGAGGTTAGCTGCTCTACGAAAGGGGATTATAAACCCGGAAGGTTGGCTCCTTGTGGCCGATCAAAATGATATTGATGCTTACGCAACTGGCTTCGATATTGAATATGTAAAGCATTGTAAATTTCTGAAATCCATCCGTATGGATTCTAAAAACGTCTTTAAATTCCCGGACATCACAACACAATGACCACACAAACACCAGCAACATTCTGCATTTGGCTACAAGGCTTCCTCGAAGGTTGCGGTACCAGCCTAAATCCGGGGCAACTAACTACCCTAAAAGCAAAGCTCGATACGGTTTTCACCCACCCTGAGCCTGACTCCGACTCCGGCCATGCTATCCTGACGGAGGAATCTGAGGCTGATACGGCTACCGGGGACCCAGACCCCCTTCTTGACAAGTATTTCAAAATGCTAGAGGAGTATGAAAAACGAAAAGCCGATAAATGGGTCTACGATGGGCCGCCCACCCCTCAAACCTGGCCCCTCACTTGGCCCGACCCTTACTACCCTCCAGAGGGACCCGGTAGGTGGTGGCCGACCCCGGCAATAAATTGCTAACTGCCATGAGGTCACCCTCTATTCTCTTCAACTGAAACCGGAATACAACCGGAATACAACCAAAATGAACAAAACTGACTTCGTAACATGGCTGCAAGGCTACATCCTGGGCGTTACTGGAACCGAACTCAATTCGGACCAAGCTGAAGTCATCGCCGCCGTGGCCGGGTCATATGAGGTACCGGGGCAGAGCCCAGACAATAAGGAACTACAAGTGTTTCATAACTGTTTACAAAACATAGTAAACCCGATCCTATCTCAACGCGAAGAGGTTCTTCAGGCATTCATAGCCAAGCACGGGTTTGACCCAGATCAAGCCATTCAGATCGAGCAGCGACAACCCGATGGTACAACCACATGGCGGATCGTTAGAGTAGGCAGCTCACTGGGGCCCACAGGTATGTCAGGGCAAATTGGATCCATCGGCACTATTCACAACAGTGGTTACTCCCCGATAATCGCTACCAATTAACTGCTACATCCCCAACCATCAACCACCGAAACCAAAATGACATCACGCGACTTTTGCTATTGGCTACAAGGGCTCTTTGAACTTGGGAACCCTGAGTCCCTCACTCCGGGCCAAATCCAAGTCATCCGCAATCACCTCAACATGGTTTTCTACCATGAGATTGACCCGAGCTTTGGGGGTCCCGAAGTTCAGGATGCCTTAAACATGATTCACTCAGGGTCTTCAGTGCCCGTCCCGCCAACAAACCCTGCTCAAAGGCCCCCCACAAAATGGTCCCATCATGAAATGCTAATTGCCAACCCCAACCGCTAAACCCGCAACCAATGACAAACCTAGAATCCGATACCATAGAAGCAATCACCCGTATCGCCAACGAGATTGTGGACACTAAAATACGGCAGCAAGAGTTGAGAGTTGGTTGGGTTAGCGGACTAATTGGCGTGGCATTTGTGTTTGGCATCGTCCATTCCATTTGGTTGCTTAAAGTTGCGTCATTGCCTCATTGACTTTGCTGGTCGGGTATGTTATACTGGTTGGGGTTATCTTACACCCCCCACTAGGTCCTCACCATCAAGCCCTGTTAGTTCAGATGGATAGAATATCTTTTTCCTAAAAAGAGGGTCACAGGTTCGAGTCCTGTACAGGGTGCTTTACATTGGCTGGAATACTAAGGGATTAGGACCCCCCCCACACAACAAATCACTGAATCAAAATGGAAAAAACAAAGAAACTAGTTAAAGAATACAAGTTAGGGCCGTTCGCCCACAACATCCACAGACAAGAAAAACTTGAAGATGACCTGGAGTACCTCCCTAGAAACCTAAGGGAACTTGCGGACTATATCGAGTCTCGCATAGACGAAGGTTTTACAACCTTAGACGTAGACATCTCTGGATGGGAGGGGCCCGGTACAGCTTATCTTTCCTATTTCAAAGAAAGAGAGGAAACTGACGCAGAATTTCAGGCACGACTGAAAGTTGAATTAGAAAGGGAAGAAAAAGCGGAGAGACGGAGGGTGACTATTGCGGGACTATCCCAGGAGCAAAGAGATGCTTTGGGTATTAGTCAATAATCTGTTAGGGCATCCCTTTAGAATTCTTTTGAAAACAAAAACAAAGGCAAAATGGCAAAACTCAAAAGGCTAACTGTAACTGACTACAAAATGCAGTCTAAAAAAGAGCAATACACTGACGACCCCACTGATATTTTCGATGGGGGGATTTCAGGAGCGATTGCGTATCTCCAGGGTATTTTAGATGAGGGTTACACCCACCTAAGTAGCGAAAGATGGGTTGATCACGATTACGGCCATGGGTACGCAAAGTGTGAGACTAAGTACTACAAAATAAGAGAGGAGACCGACGAGGAATATGAGAAGCGGTGTGAAAACCACCGAAAACAAAAGGAAGCGGAAAAAGTTAAGACGGAAGCTAGAAGGGCTGCAATGGAGGTAGCAAGGGAAGCGTTGACCCCTGAGCAAAGGGACGCACTTGGGATTCGTTGACTTCGACTTCCGATGGCGTAATAGCCGAACCTTTTTGTACGGTAATCCGCACCACACCCGATTAGTAAACACCATACAATAGCCCTAACACCTCGACCATGCCCCCCCGAGCCAATGCCTTATCATCCACTAGCAACGACCTCCACTGGAAAAGTCAACCTTGATGCAATCCCGAAAAACACCCTTACTCAAGACCAACTAGGGGCCATCAAAGTTACGCTTGACAAAATAAGTCGAGGCATTGAGAAGCGCCCGCTCATGAGTCAGCTACTTTTTGATCTCTTCCCTAACGAAGACCGGACGTTTCTAGACTACTGGGCAGGTCACCGGTATGTGCAACTAAAGGACACGGCATTTCATTCAAGCCAGGGGTGGATCCTGACTGACATGGTGCGGGAAGTTATCACAGGTTCTGCCAGGGTTTGGTATGAGGGTTGGCTTAAGGATTGTGGCCTACCAGGGTTTTGACTTCGGCTTCCGATGGTGTAATTACCGAACCTAAAAGTACGGGAATCCGCACCCATACCCGAAAGCAAACAAACTATAATAGCACCAACACCCTCCAGCCCCCCAAACCCTAAGCAAACCATGCCAAGCCCCAAACAACCACTATCCGACGAAGAAAAAGCTCTCCGCAAGCAGCAACGTCTGGAAAAAGAAGCCGAAGAAAAAGCTCTTGCAGAAGCTGTTATGGTTAAGGAAATGGATGCCTACTTCCAGGGTTTACCTCGTCTTATCCTTAATTTGCTTTCAGAACTTGATAAAGAGGTTATTGACTATACCTTAAAACAACCGGAATCCAATAAATTCGAACTTACCATCCATAATTCAAACTTCGGCCTCTCAGATAATAGCCTTAATTTTACGGTATCTCAAGATGACTACTCTTACTCTGACTACGTTAATCTGGAATACGATATCGATAATGCCTTCTCAGTGATTGAGTCCATTAGACGCTCTCGTCTTGAAGAAGAAGAAAAACACCGTAAACGGCAAGCTGCCCTTGCAAAACTCGACCTCGAAGATCGTAAACTTCTGGGCCTTTATTGACTTATCGGTGATGATGCACAAGGTTCGTCACCCATGCGGTAAGGTGCTCCTTCCTTCCGATGGTGTAATTACCGAACCTTTTAGTAGAGATAACCGCATCGGCAATCCCAGAGAAAACAATCTATAGTAGCTAAGTTAAGGCGCTAAGAATTTACCCCGCCACAGACCATCAGGGCCAATCAAAGTCCCGCATTCGATTCCCCACACTAAGAACAATGAGCGAACTCCCAATCAAAAACTGCTCTACATGCGGCCACAGCACCCCTGGTGACTTCGTCTCGCAAGAGAACAAAGATCGATACCGCTTTTGCAATCTTTGCAGTGATTCTTGTTCTTTGGTCAATAACCCAGCACTATCGGGCTCGCATTGGGCTTGCTTTAGACACAGCCAATGGGTACCCTTGCCACCGAAACCCTTAACTATTTGGCAACAAATCGGTAAGGCAATCCTTGCGAGAATATCCCCCGATAACCAACTCGGTGTGACTGAGGAGACTCAAAGTTATATCAGATCTATTGCTTCGGGTTTTGAGCGGAATGCAGATTCAGGACACAAAGACTAAATATGGATGCCCCCAACGATGACAAAGATGCCGAACTGTTTAGATTTTGGGCCGAGGAGATATGCTCCCGCCGCAAACAAGTTTCCAATGCTTTAGGGTGGTGCAGAACCCCGACTGAAGTTCGAAACACCCTTTCCGCCATCATGGCTTTAAAAAAAGCTTGTCCAAAAAGCAATTCCTGACATTAAAACCAAGATGATTCCTGACATTAAGATCAAAGACATTGAAGTCAAACTTCTCTCCGAGTGTACGGAGCTTCCTGAAGGGTTGCTATGGGTTAGTCCTGCGGACAATAAACGCTGCACCTACAAGCAGATTCAAGCTGAGTTTCGCCAGGGGGGCTCATGCTGGTTTTAGCGCCTAACTTCAATGGGTTTCTAAACCCCCTACTATAGGCCTTACCATACATATAAAGTCCAACCACCAACAATGAAACACACACAATCCATCTCTTTGGTCCTCATTGCATCCATGACGGCCATCACATTGACAGCTTGCTCCAAACCCCAACCCAGCTTGGAAGGTCAGAAGATTTTTCCAACTGTAGAAGAATGTGAAAAGTCTGGAACCAAAGATTGCAAGCAGCATTATGATCGGGCAGCATTTAGCCACCTGCTCAAGGCACCTCGCTACCCCAGCACTGCTAATTGCAAGACGGCAGGTCATCAGGAATGTTCCGAAGTAACTTTAGACGGTGCCACAGTTTGGTTGCCTAAAATGGTGGGGTTCATGGCGAATAGTCGCCCTGTATATCTCCAAGGCTACGATCAAAAAACAGCAGAATACGAGGATGAAGAAGGCTATATCAACGAGCGGCCCCTTACTGCTGATGAGCTTAAGGAGCGAGCCGTAGTTGCGGGGCCATCGGTCTTTGATAATCAGGACGACGATTATGATCGAACCTCAGTTGTTGTTCTTGGCGGTTGGTATCCGACTCCTTATTATTACTCGTATGGGTTCTCCGGAATTCGATCCAATTCCCTGACGGAAGGAATGCGAACCTCCTACATTCGCGCCAACCCATCTAGCGGGCGCACTTTGGCATTAAGCAGCAACTATGTGCCATCTGCCCGTAGTGCATCGATTAGGGGCTCTGTAGGTGGCTATGGCCGCTCATCGTTTACGTCGTCTCGGCCAGCATCCGTTGGGTCATCGGCACGGAGCGGATTCGGAGGGGGCGGTCGAGGGTTTGGCAGTGGGAGTTGATTGCAGGGTTAAGCTGTGCTATAGTGGCTGGGTAGACTCCCAAATTTTCATACCGGGCACCAACCCGCCAACCCAAACAGAAAAATGAAACGTCACACCCTACAACCTCGCGTTAATTGGCAAGAAAAAGCTGAAGAGATTGGGTTCACCTACCACACATCGGGTACCTCATCAAAAGATGGGGAGGGAACTTATTGGGATGAATCTGTGGCCTATGAGTTTTCTATGGCTGAAATTGACGAACTTGAAGATGCCACACGGGAATGCCAACTCCGGTGCCTCGATGCTGTGGACAAGGTTGTGGGTGATTCAGAGTTAATGGCAAAAATCGGAATTCCCTCAGCATATCACTCCGCGATTTCCAAATCCTGGAAGCAATGCGACCCATCTCTATATGGCAGGTTTGACTTTGCATATACGGGGGACAGCCAACCTAAGATGTTGGAATACAATGCAGACACTCCTACAATGGTTATTGAATCGGCGCTAATGCAATGGTTCTGGTTGCAGGATGTTAAGCCCGGAAAAGACCAATTCAACTCTTTGCATGAAAAACTTATTGACCAATTCAGGGAAATCAGGCAAAGGGTACCGTTCGGCCACAAGTTTGTATTTGCAGGTTATTCTGAAAGCCTAGAGGAGTATCAGACCCTGGTTTACTTCCAAGATTTAGCTACTCAGGCTGGGTTAACTACAGATTTTATTGATTTGGGGGACATTGGCTGGAATGGAGAAAACTTCACTGACATCCAAGAGAATCCGATTAAGTATTGGTTCAAGCTATACCCATGGGAATGGATGATGGGGGATGAGTTTGGATTACACACTATTAAAGGTTCCTCTGGAATTGTAGAGCCAATCTGGAAATCAATCCTGAGCAATAAGGGCATCTTGCCTATTCTCCATGAGATGTTTCCAGACCACCCTAACATCCTTCCAGCCAGTTTCACTGAGGGTGGCATCCCGGTGGATGATTGGGATTGGCTGAATCTCCGGGAGCATGGGACACCAGAACAATTAGAGGCGTTTTCATCCGGAAAACTAAATCCCACATCCTACGTGGTAAAGCCTATGCTGAGCCGGGAAGGGGCCAACATTGACATTGTTGAGTCCGGCATGGTAACCTCTAGAACTACTGGCAAGTATGATGGGCCCCGCATCTACCAGAAAAAAGCCGATCTTTTCCAGGACGGTGACAATCGGGCAGTCATCGGGTCTTGGGTTGTTGGTAATGAACCCGCAGGCATCATCATTAGGGACCATGACCGGCCGATTGTCCTTGACACAAGCCGAGTGGTCCCCCATTGGATTGAGTGATGGTCGGGGATCGGTCAACCCCTTGACTCAGCTCCCCCTTTAAGCTACAATGGAAACGCAACAATCACAGCTTTAATCGCTTCAACAGCAACCACAAACAATGACCCTACCTCAGCCCTACACTCCCCACATCTCATATCTCTTTGAGGTATTAGGGGAAACCGTAAAAATTTACAATATCGGGACCGACTGTGCCACCGTGAGTGAAACAAGGTTCAATGGCCAGGAAGACACCCACCAGGTGATGGATATTTACTATGAAAATGGGGTCTGGGTATGGGAAGATGATGATGATGATTTCAATCCTTTCATCACTTATTCCAGTAAGAAATTTTCCGAAGCCGTCCTTGAGTACATCAATAAGCATGGTGTCCCCGTGCCCGCATCTCAACCCAAATTGACACTAGCCTAGTCGATAGCCCACACCAAAACACACACAACAAAAACAATGACAACACTAGCCGCATTCACCACCTTCACCGCTTTCACTACTAAGGAAACCTACCTTCAAGCCATTGCCGACTGGCAGCAAGCCTACAGCCAACTCAGCCAGGGCCAACGCAACCGCAAAAATCAAATCCGCACCAACCAACACGCCGTCTCTGATGTGCCTGTGTTTTCCTATGATTGGGACATCGAGCAGCAAGATGCTTGGTGGGCGCAATATGGGAGTGATTATGGCTCTGCCCGCAAAAACCATTCCAAACTTGCTATCGCCAACCGTGATGGCGCCAAGGAAGCTACCGAAATGCTGGCTACCCTAAAGCAAATGAAATTGCTGGCTGGTGCCCAATCGGAGGCCAAGATGTCCGGCAGTCAATCAGTAAAACTAGTGACAACAGCCAATTTCAGCAAGTTGGGTAAATCTACCCCATGTGTACTCACTGCCTGATTTAGGGGGCAGCCTTAGCAAACAAATGCAATCCCAATACCCACGACTTTCAAAAGAGTCTATCATCAATAGATTCCAATCTAACTGGTTGACCCTGGGCAGAGTTTCCTATGGGGAGTTAGATAACCCTGACTCTCTAACGGTGACAATCTCTAGCCCGTTTTCAAATCATAGGGGCATCCAGACTGCGTTTACTTTCGGTGGGGATGGCTTGGAAATTGTAGAGGCTAGGGCTTACTTGAGTATTGGTTGATCTTTGGATTTGGCCCTGGGTTAACTACAGGCCCTGACTTCTACTCAGGGGGGGTGCTATGCTGATGGCACATTAATGGCACTTCGACTTCCCCTGCTCCTATTTGCCCCTCGGAGCAACAAGCCGAATTGGTGGAATTGGTAGTCACGGTCGCCTCAAAAGCGATTGCCGCAAGGCGTGTCGGTTCGAGTCCGACATTCGGTATTTTGGCTTCGAAGTTTTAATTATGGGTTCGGAAAACCGACCGTGTCCCCAGGGAAAACTTGTCCTATAATGGCATCGGATCACACCCATCTCAACAAAACCCAATGCCCAAACCTTACATTCTGATCGCTGTCGGAACCATTTTAACCGTCATTGGCTTAGCAATTCTGAATCAACCCCTTGGTATAATTGTTTGTGGTATCGGTTGGCTTTACTTCGTCGTTAGCTATCTAGAACTGTAAAACCCCGGGACCAAAATGGCAAAGTCAGCCCGAAGACGCCACCATGCGGAACGTTTGAGGAATAAATGGTTAAGATTGCTAGGTAGTTTGAATAACGGCATCAACCCTAATGGTATAACCTTTGGGCGCACCTACAATTCTGACCCAATCGATTGCGGAAACCCGCGATGCAAACTTTGTTCCCATGGAAAGGTCTTGCATAGCAAAGAGAAAAGGTTGCTTGGGAAGGAAGCCGCTAAGAAAGAACTTTCAGAGTTTGACGGGTAGGGCGGTTAACCGATCTTTACCTGACCCCTCGCTCAAGGTATGATAGCCCCATGGAACACATCAACCCAACGTTCAACCCAATGCCAAAACCAATGCCCAAACCAACCTACACCATTTCGGTGGTGAACAACGCCAATTATTATTGCAGAGGCTCATCCGAGTTCCCTCGCCCCGAATGTCTACCTCAAGCTGGCGATGTCCTTGTAGTTGAAAAGCCTTTCAGGACTCTGGCTGGTTATGTCTATCAAGTTGGTTCCAGGCTGCGACTCATTGAGCGAACGCTAGATGCCCCTTTTGGACTTCTCAGTTCTCTTGGTAATTGGGTAGTTGAGTGTCCCTTTCAAGAGTCCGTATGGACTAATATCGAATTAATGATTGCTGAGGGAACGTTGAGTTATGGTAGGGGGGCCGAAGCTGGGGAATGGCTCCCAATTAGTACCGCCCCCAAAGTTCGGGAGCCTTACCGAATGTTTGTTGTGATTGCCGTGGATGTTAGAGTTGGCAATGGGACTCGCTATACAACAGACCCGTACTGTGTTTGGCCCGAAGATGGTAAATTCGTAAGGTGGCCACATCCTTTCCCCCCAACTCACTGGATGCCACTTCCTGATTATAACCCAGAAACTAGGGGGCAATGAAAGCATACAAAGTTGAAGTTCTAGTGCTGAACTTTGAGGACATGTCTGAAGATGATATTGTGTATTTCATTGAGAACATAAAGCACCTCTACCCCACGGTAATGTCTATTCAATCAAAAGAAATTGGCGAATGGAACGACGACCACCCACTTAATAAGAAAGACACCGTCAAGCAAACTTATGAAGAGCTTTGGGGAAATGGCAACTAAACACTCCCCGGACTTTAAAATTTACTTTCAGGTCCCCACTGGTAATAAACTCAACGTCATAATTGCCCTCCAAACCCTGATCCTGTGTTGGGCCCAGGCGATGGCATTAAACCTTTTCTGACGAACCTTGTAACCCCTAAATCAAACATGACAAACGACATTCGAAGCCTAATCGCTGACGATGATTTCGCTATGAGTTTTCAATCAATGGGGCAGTATCGAACTGCTTTGCTAAGGGAGCTTGCTGGTGGTACCAAACATACTAGGACTGACGACGAGATTCTACGCTTTTTGGATGGTCAGGGGTTTATTGATGGTGATTTAGAACAAAATGTGGACGGTACACTACGCTGGGTTCACTGGGAATCAATGGATGCTACGGATACCCTTTTGGGCCTAGTCCGCTGGATCAAAGAGCCTTCTTTTTTAGGGCCCATACCGGAACCAGTACCTTTTAGGTTCCATTATACACACCATCACAGCGTAATTTGTATTGAAGCCTGCGACCGTGAGAACACAAAGTGGGTAGTAAGAGACCGGAAATATTTCTTAAATAAAGAAAGTAAATGGGAATTAAGCACCGATCCATACCCGAAGTTCATAGAGAAATTCAGTTGGCCCACGAAAGAAGACGCCCTAGCCGCGTACCGTGCGATACCCAAGCCCCCCACTCTTGAACAACGGCAAGCCGCTGAAATAGCTGAGTTGAAAGCTTTATTAAACCATCAACAATCAACCACCAATTACCAATCAGAAAAACCATGAATAGCAATCTTATGGCACTATGCTCCGAGAAGGTTAAAGAGGCATTGAATGAGGTGTCTGAGGGCCTTTGCTGCGTCTCAGCAGAATCCAAGGACGCTCAGTTGCTTGACGTACAGAAGACTTTGTCTGAGATTGTAGACGCTCTGGCCTCACCAGAGGCCGCCACCCAGTCGGAGGCATGGGTCTTAAACAATGAAACTTCTGATTATAGGCGTGGCCGCGAAGATGGATTGGCGGAAGGTTATTTGCTCGGAGAAGCTGACGCCGCCGCTCGGGCCGACTCAGGGATTCCCCCAAAGGGGCACGCATTGCCAGCCGCCTACATCGACCCTGAAGGGAAAAATGCTGACGGACAGCTGCTTGATGTCTTCTACAGAGCTTGCGGCCGGCACCCGGATGTGGATCACGAAACGCTTTTGCGGGGCATTAGAGGAGTGCGGGCTTTTCGGTTTACCTCTCACCCCTACCAATTGTCATTAGCCGAGGTTCAGCTGCTTACCGGAGCACTTAATTTCTGCACTGGGAACTCTGACTATAGGGCTAATAGTTATACTCACTACAATTTACTTCAGCGATTAAAGCGCATCATTAAGTGGCTGAATGAAGAGGCTGATGGCGCCACCACTACCGCTCAACCCCCAAACGCACTGCCAGCCCGTGTGTTAACTATGTGCAAAAAGCGCGGGTGGGACCTTAGTTGGTCTAGCCGAGGCGTGTACCTTCTCCTGGAAGCTTCCGAGTTGATCGAAGCCATCCGGGGCAAGCATGGCGATCCGCTCAGTGAAGCTGCTGATGTTTTGCTGGTATTAATGTCGATTACGGAAAACGCCGGTATTCCCTGGTGCGATGTTCTGAATCAGACCGCAATGACATGCGCACGGTTGGAGGTTTGCGATCCATATCCGAGGGAAGAGCGGGGTGCCCTGGCCCAGTCCGAATCGGAGCAAATCCCACCGGTTACCCAACCTGCCGCGCCCCATGTGAATAACGAGAGCGAATACACTGACTCGGAGTGGTCCGAAATCAAACGGTGGGAGCAGGAGCCCTCAGCCACCCAGCCTGCTTCACCGGTTTTGCCTGTCGGGGGATTGGTGAAGAGTGCCTTACACTCTTTCTGGAAAGGCATGGCGACCAGCGATGAAGAGGCAACCCGCGCCCTAATCCGCGAGGTAGCGGCGTGGCTCGATCGTGTCGGGAACAAAGGCAGCGCCGATGAGCTTCGCCGGGAGGTTGACCGATGAAGGCTACAGAAAAGTCGAAACAAGCGCAGAAGTCTGGGCCGTGATTCGCGCTCGGCACCCTGAACTTGTGCCGTTTGGTACAGCATCATTTGAAGGCGATATGTTTACTAGCTATGGCTTTCCCGGCGCTGACTTTCCATTGATGGAGGCTCGTACTACCTGGGAAATCGGCCCAGAGTATCAACGCATCAATGAACAGCATCGTTACTGGCTGTGCATTCCAATTAAGGAGGCAACATGAACACCGATCACATTGACATGCCCACCACAAACAACCAAATTATTTTCGATGGCGGTGAGCCTTTGGGAGATTGCCCAACCAGTTGGGACCAGGCCTACCAATGGGAATCACAGGCCAACACCGATAGCTACAAGCGACATGAGCCGACCTGGAAGTGGGATTGTGGCTTCAAATTGGACTACGATGGCCCAGTAGTTAGCTTTAGCAGTCGCTTCTATCCCCCAAAGACCCACTACGGACCAAAATGGGATGGCACCGTGACTGTATTGATCCTGGGCGAAGAAATGCAAGAGAAACCGTTTGAATGCGACTCTTTGGGAGAGTTGCGTTCGCAGGTTGAGACGTTCAAAGCAGATGTAGTTGATAAGTTGAGGGGGGCATTTATTGCCTCAGGATTAGAGCAACAGCAAACCACCACCACGGAGGCACCATGATCACGATCCAATCCCTGGACGAAGCGCTAAATCAAAAAGTCAGATGTACTGACGGCGGCTTACGGCGCCTCACCCACTATGACAAACTCTTTGGGTACTACCAGAGGCCAATAGAGAGAGGCGTATGGTTGGATCTAGGCGCCACTTATTTGCATGCTTGCCATGAACTTTTTATTGGCGGCACGATTGAAGACACTAGTACCACCACCACGGAGGCACCATGATCGTCCCAACTGCCAACTACCCAACCTCACGCGATTATCGCCAGCTTTGGGAACTGGCCCATACCGCAGCGATCGTCTGCATTGTTGACTTGGATCATGGCAAGCCCGACACTTGCCGAGACATAGCCAGAACCGTTCATTCACCCGAATGGTCTCCTGAGCTGGTGCAGGTTGGATCACGCGGGATTGGTCACGTCTGGGCCGAATCGCTGGAGGCATTTATTGCAGGGTGTGAGCAGTGCAACCTGGAATGGCTAGTGCCGCCCGCTGCTTTGGCCGAGCCGGAGGGGCCGACTGCAGTAGAGATTCGGAACATGTGGCTCGCTTGCAACAATCCTGGTGTTTTTGCCCGCTCCGTTCTCGCCCGTTGGGGCAACCTTCCCGTTCCACCCCCCCATAACCCGAAAAACTTACTATGACGACTAACCCAGACATTTACACTGACCGACAACGAACGTCGGAATCTGCTCGCCAGGCTGCCAAAAACTACAGGGAAGCCTGCGTCACTGGCGATAAAAACCTTATTCTGTCTGCTGCGCTTGTATGGCATCACGAGGCCTCGTGGGATGCGGGCATAGCGGCGAAAGAAGCACACCTTCGGGCCGATATTGCCTCCAAAGCTGCTGATTGCGTCCAAATAGCATTGAAACAACTAGAATCGGAGGAACCATGACTGACTTTCGCGCACTGTGTGCCGAGCTATTGCAACCGTTGGCTGAATACGACGGCGCCAACCCCTGTCACGAACACCGCGATCTGATCACCCGAGCCCGAGCCGCCCTGGACAAGCCGGAAAAGGGTGGGCCATCGGATCAAGATCTATGGGGCCTTTGGGACGAGGTAGCGGGGTATTTTGCTCTGTATGACGAAGCGTTGCGCTTTGGCCGCGCAGTCCTTGCACGCTTTGCCCTAGCAGTGGTGCCGGTGGCAACGAGTGAACAGCCATTAGAGGAGGGGTATTGCGATGCGGAAGGGCAGTGCTGGAGGTTTCACCCGGAGAGTGACTCAAGGTGGAGCAACTGGAGCTATAGCCGGTCAAACGGCCAAGAAACCCACACGCTCCCTCACAATGCCATTCCTTTACCCCATGCCGTGGAGTCCCAGCCATGAGCGACCACACCACTTATCCAAAATGACTAAACCCAAACTCCTAATCATCGGCCACGCCCGCCACGGCAAGGATACCGTCGCCGAAAAAATCTGCAGCAAAATGGACCTCGCGTCTACCTCTTCTTCACTTTTTGTCGGGTGGGAGTATGTTTGGTGGCAATGGGGTTGGAAGCACTATACCACTTTCAACGATATGTTTGCCGATCGAGTAAATCATCGGAAAACATGGGCTGACCTAATTTCCGAATACAATACTCCCGACAAGACGAGAACGGCCAAGACAATGTTGAGCTGTGGATATGATGTGTATGATGGGATGCGAAAACGGGATGAATTTAACGCCTGCCGCGAGGCTGGGTTGTTTGATCACGTTATCTGGGTTGACGCCTCAAAGCGCAGGCCACCGGAAAGCGCATATTCAATGGAGCTTGTAGTAGGTGATGCTGATATTTATTTCGACAATAATGGGCCCCAGGAAGAATTGGATCTTTCTGTGCTGCGAGTCATAGGCATCATAGCTCGTGGGCTTGCGCCTACTGGCCTTGTTACCATTCCCCAAACCGGGGAGGTGAAGGCGTGATAAATCTTATCGAGCATGAGACAAAGCGGACGCTGCTTCGCGTTGACCTTTCAGACTGTTGGATGGATAACAATAAGCCAGTACGGTTTAGATTGCGCAAGCTGCAAAGTCCGATTGATGAAGATGTTCGAGCCATTTTTTTGATCTTTGGTTTCTTCTCAATAAAGTTCGGATGGATCGTAAACGTTCCTATAAGCAATGAAAACCAACCAAATGACTGACCTACATTCAACCCCTACTGCTCATGCAATAACTGAAACCTACAGGTGGGAAGACTGCTGTGGCGAATGGTACGAACCGCTTAAATCCACAGCTGGATGGGATCAATGCCCTAATTGCAGAGAGTTTCCGCGTACTTGGGTTTTTGATAATGGTAACTTTGCTAAATGCCGCTGTCAGCACAAATGGGACCCTGGCGTACAAGCAGAGAGTGTGATGGAAGCGTGCTGTAAAAGGGGTGTCCCTTACCAAGTATACAAAGATTATCTGCGGGCCGAATGGAATAAGCATTGTGGCCGACTTTCAATCGTTACTACCGAGATGGACCCTAACCAATGACGACCCACATCATCTACAACGGTAAGATTGGCACCGATCGCTTTCGTGTTTACTTTAATTCGGGTCTAGTTCTTTATCATTTCTGGCCAATTACTTTTACACGTTGGGTCGATCGAAAAAAGACGTTTGAGTGCGCTGGAAGTTGGTTCCATTTAGAAGACAGGGGGCGCTGGGGGTCCTCGGAGTGGAATCCAACTTTTGCGTATTGGGTACCCCCCGCCATATTGACCGAAGTTGAAGACTACTTGCGAGACATAATGTCCGCCGTTCCGTATCAATTAGATATTTACTTACGGGGTCGGTCAGCGTCATCGCCGACAAGCTCACCCGGGTCAGCACCACCGCAAACGATGCAACCCGGTGAAGAGACCCTTCGCTTCTGATTGACTTCGGCTCCCGATGGTGTAATTACCGAACCTTTTTGTACGGGAATCCGCACCCACACCCAAAGGCAAACAACCTATAATAATCATGATGCTACACACCATCCCCCCTGTTACGAACCCGGCAATGAAAACCATCTATAAATTCTGGCGAGGGTTTACCACGCCTTATACCCTAGTAAAATGGAAATGGAAAGGCAATAAACTAACCGATCTCTTTCGCGCTGCATGGCGTGATTTTTGTCGAACCATTCGTGGGCCAATCCTTAAGGTTCTGATTGGTGATGATTTGGTCATTGTGGGGGATGTATACCTGAATAATACAACCAAAGGAACTTCTCTTATTCAGATTTCGAATGGAAAATGCGCTGAGATCATTGGCAGCATCACTACTCACGACGGTCCCACTGCCATAGTGCCACCAGGGTGTGATCCCCGTTGACTTTCCGGCCCCAACGTGCTAAACTAGCACCATAGCCAAGACCGACCCCCCTGAACTCGCCAAACAATTAACCAGCCCAATGGAAATCTCACCTTTAATCTATCTGGCTGCACCATACGGTGATAGCAATCCTGCAGTCACACAAACCCGCATGGATGCTGTCACCTATGAACTTGCCGACCTTGCCTCGAAAGGACTGGTGGCCTTCTCACCGTTGCTCATGCACTTTTGCTTTGGTCGGGGTGTTGAACTGCCTTCCGATTATGGGTTTTGGAGAAACTACTGCTTGACAATTCTTGAGAAGTCAGATCAGCTAATTGTCTTGCAACTTCCAGGGTGGATGGAATCTCCTGGAGTTCAAGATGAAATTTCCTTTGCACGGGACCGGAAAATCCCCATCTTTTATCATGACCCCGGCATCTAACCATTGCCTACTCAGTCATTGCCCCCCCCAACCAAATACCTAAAACAAAAAATGACCAACTTCCCACCCACAATCCCACAAATTAAAGCTCTACGAGAAAAGACCGGAGCAGGAATGATCCTTTGTAAGGATGCACTTATTAACTCCAAAGGCGATGAAGCAGGAGCAATCACTTGGCTGCGCCAAAAAGGTATTGCCTTGGCCGATGGTAAAATTGGCAGGGCTGCCAAAGAAGGGACCATCTCTAGCTATATCCATACGGGTGGCAACATAGGCGTACTCATCGAAGTCAACTGCGAAACTGATTTTGTGGCAAAATCTGGGCCATTCCAAGAGTTCGTTCGCACTTTGGCAATGCAAATCGCAGCTTGCCCTTCTGTAAGTTATGTCTCCATTTCAGAAATTCCAGAATCAGTCCTGCTAGACGAGACACGAATCGAAATGGGCAAAGAAGACCTTGCTAAAAAGCCAGAAGCAATGCGTAGCAGAATTGTTGAAGGTCGTGTAGCCAAACGCTTTAAGGAAATGTCCCTGATGGACCAACCTTATATCAAAGATGGCACGATGACTATCGATACTTATACCAAGAACTTCGCTGCTACTGTGGGCGAAAACATTGTTGTGAAGCGATTCGCTCGGTTCGTTCTGGGTTCTAACTAATTGTAATTTACCTTTAAACCCATGTGGAGCCCAGCATATCTGCCATTGTGGATGAGGCAACCATTGCCGCCCATAAACAAACGTACCCCGGCTCTTAATGCCGAAGAAGTGTTGCTCAAAGCTGAGGAAATGGCTTTCAAGGCTGAAGAGATGGCGCTCAAGGCTGAGGAAATGGCTTACAAAGCTGAACGCATGGCTCTCAGAGCCGAGGAAATGGCGCTCAAGACCGAGGAAATTACCCTAAGAGTCCTATCATTAGAAATCAAATTAAATAACACCAAAACCAATGATTGACATCAAACTTGCAACACCCGGAGTCAAAGTGGCTTATATTCCGGGGCACGCCCACGGGGAAATCAACCACCCGGACGTTGAACATGGCACCGTATCATCTAACAATGGCAAAAACGTATTTGTAAAGTTTGACAAAGCAGTATCGAGGCTGGGCTGGGCTGGGACCACATCCCAATCTTGTAGCCCTGAAGATTTGGTGTCACTATGAATAAGCCATACTTGTTAATTGCTGGAGACTATTACCCGTCAGGTGATACTGGAGACTGGATTGGTTGTTTCTCAACATACGAAGAAGCTAAAGAGCAAGTAGAGTTTGTGGTCTCAAGTGCCAGCCAATTTGATCACTATAATGTTAAACGCGGAGAAAAAAAAAGGGGGTCCTGGAATGCGCTTGGTATGAAATTGTTGACTTGAGGGAATGGACCCAATGATTTACACAAAAAAGTGAAAACCCAATGGAACTGATTGACTTAACCAAACTAACCGACCTTCAAATTCGGAAACTAAAAGCCGACATTGCTTCAGTCGAAGCATCGAGAATCAAACGTTATAGGGCCACCATCGAAATCCAGTGCCTCAGGACAAATAAGGGGGTTTGCGGGAATTTAGACTGTTTAGACTCCTTTGTAAATGCTTTGATGACTGCAGTGCGAGGAGAGTTTCGCATTGATGGACCCCACGACAAAATTGATATCCCATCCTATTACGAAGTAGACGAGCACTTGATCCGATCAGAGTACCTCCTAGAAGCTAACGACCCTACTTAACGAGACTCCCCCCCCAAAAAATGACAATTACACGAAAAGAAATCGAAGACGGGATGATCCTGTTTTGTAAATCAGGTAGTCACGCCTATGGTTTAAACACCGAAATGTCAGACCTTGACTTTAAAGGTATCTGTGTTGCACCACGGAGATTTTACAATACACTCGAAACATTTGAACAAAAGGATAAAGGGTGGGAGCATACCGGAGAACCAACTTTTAGGACAAGATTTCCTGAATTAGACAATTCCGACTCAGTAGTTTATGGCATCAGGCGATATCTCAGCCTGTTACGATCGCAAAACCCCAACATCCTGGAGATGCTTTGGCAAACCCCCGATAGCTATATCTACCTAGATTATCTTGGACAGTCCCTAATTAACAACCGGGAGAAACTAATCTCCAAAAGAATCTCTGGCACATTTGTCCAGTATGCAAAGTCTCAAATCAAAAAGATGGAAACCCACCGCAAATGGCTTCGGGATCCACCAACAAGGAAACCAGAGTGGGGAGACTACGGGGTACCTTCACCGAGCTTAACACCGTCGCAGATTGAGTCGTTTATTGAGTATTTGTATCTGTTGATTAAAGATAGAATCGAATATTATCAGGCCTCCACTGAGCTTTACGACCTCCTCAATGGCCAAATTGATTGGAAAGGTATTCTAAAACAGAGTGTCCTACCAACGCAATGCTTTGATGAGACACAGAAAATCACAAGGGCAAGTGATGAATACATGGCCTTACTTCACTCCAGTCAGCAATACCGGGCAGACCTGAAAAGATGGGGCAACTATCAAGATTGGTTGACGAATAGAAATGTCAAACGATCTGAAATTGAACGGGCTTGCGGGTACGATGGTAAGAATGCCAGCCATTGCGTGAGGCTTATGAAAATGGCTATTGAAGGGATGCGGACCGGTAAGCTATTCGTAGATAGGAAATTGGTCGGTGACGCAGAGTTCCTTCTTGACATTAAGTATGGTAGGATCACCTATAGCGAACTTATTTCCATTGTAAACCAACTATTTGACGAAGCCGACCACGTAATAAAAAATGAATGCGTTTTACCGAACACAATTGATGATGAATTAATTAATTATTTGTGTGGTGATACCATAGAAAAATTCTATCACTATCATTGCTAGAGCCCGGTAAAGCAGGGTAATAGCTTAGGTATCAATGATGAATGCGCGTACCCCCAAATGACAATCGAAACCGAATCCATCGATAAAATCGAACTTGTTTTTAACCACATTCAAAATGTTCAAAGGGGCTGCTATAAGCTAGGGCTCAAACTAATGAAGCGTGGCGAAATTGAGCTTGGTCGTAACCTAATTGCCAACGGGCAAATCCATGATAACTCCAAATTCAAAGGTATTGAGTTTGCCCACCTTTTTCATTCAGACCCTTTACTTTCTGAAGTCATCAAGCATCATCAGTCCGTGAATCCACATCACCCTGAATACTGGGGTAGCATCCATGACATGCCGAAAGTTTACGTTGCCGAGATGGTATGTGATTGGTATGCTAGGTCAACTGAGTTTGGAACTGGCATCCGCGAATGGATCGACAATAAAGCAACTCAAAAGTTTTCCTTCTCACCCGGGGATCCCGTCTATAAAACCATTCAGGAAATGCTGGCACTACTACTAGAGCCGAGCTTCGATTAGAATTGGTTAATGAAAAACCCGCACTAAAGAAATCCAATGATGGATCTTCAATGTTTTTATGATTTATGCCCGGATAAAGTTTTAAGTGAGAAAAGCTATAATTATTCTGTATCACTCGATAAAACTTCGGTACCCTGTTCAGGGTTTTCATACCAGGATTACCTGGTTGCCTGGTCCGAACATGATTCAATTCATTATCTTCTAGAATTACCCTTTGGACCAGATGGGGAAAGAAAAGCAGCATTTGTTGAAGTTTGCTACCAAGTTGGATGGGGAATTTACGGATCCAAATACAATCAATTCATTGATAATAAGACTATCTTTAAGGTGCCAAAGAACTTTTCTAGAAAGAAAATTAAGGAGTGTGCGGACCTTTTGAGAACCTTTTACGATTGACCATGCCCCCCAGAGCCCTGTGGAGTTGACTTTCCCCCCACATGTACTATAATAGAAGTAAGTTCCAAAGTCGAAAAAAAAATGGCCCGAGCAATTCCAATCTCAAACAAAGCCAGGAACCGCCTGATAAATTCAATGGGTGGAAACCCCAATATCAACATCGAACAGCGGAAAGGCAATAAAATATTCTTCGTTTCAGTTAACGGCAAATACTGCGCATGGGTGGATCTTTCAGGGGATCCCCACTGGGACATTGCCATATTGCCATAAGTTAATTTGACACACCCAGCTATAAACCAATTACCAACCAACTACTAAACCGCAACCAAACCGCAACCAAGATGCTAATACTCCAGCCTACTGACGATTCAACCGCAACCAAAGGGCCAACCCCATCCCCTGAGCAGTATGCAGTAGCAGAATGGGCCGTCAAAGGTGAAGGATCTGCACTTGTTGAAGCTGTGGCAGGGTCAGGAAAAACTAAGGTTTTACTTGGGGTTCTCCCTCGAACTAAGGGCGATGTAGGTTTTTGCGCCTATAACAAAGCCATTGTCAAAGAACTTGAAGTAAGATCTAGCCCAATGCAAATCGGGGATCGACTCAATATTGGCACCGTTCATAGTTTCGGGTATAAAATTTTACGTTCTGCTTACCCAAGGGTAGAGCTAGACGGGTACAAAAAACTCAAAAAAATTGCAGACTCTGTCGTTAAAAACCCTTATCTACGCACGTTTGCCATAAATGCTGCATCAAAAGCCAAACAAATCGGGATAGGTATTTTTTCAAACATTGATGATACCCAGGCTTGGAACCACATGGTTGATCACTTTTCCCTGGATTTGGCTCTCCCTAAGTTTGCATCACTAAGTGACGGAATCAAAGAAGCTCGTGCTGTCCTAAAAGAAAGTAATAGGGCTATCCCGAAAATAATTGACTTCGATGACATGGTATATGGACCGGTTCTTTTGGGGTTAAAATCTAAGCAATATGACTGGGTCCTCCTAGATGAAGCCCAGGATACTAACCCTGTAAGGCGCAAACTCATTAAGATGATGCTTGCCCCTAATGGACGTCTAATTGCTGTTGGGGATAGCCATCAGTCGATCAATGCGTATACTGGTGCTGACCACAATGCAATGGATTTGATTGCTAAAGAATTCAACACCATCAATCTCCCGCTGACAACAACTTTCCGTTGTCCAAAGCTCATTGTCAAGGAGGCCCAAAGGTGGGTGCCCCACATTAAAGCATTTGATGGTGCGCCCGACGGCATTGTAGATTCCCTAAAGTTGGAAGATCTACTGAAGAATCCCAACCTTAACCCGAGCGATGCCATCTTGTGCAGAGTAACGAAGCCCTTGGTTGAGTTGGCTTTTAAGCTTATCAAGAAGGGTATTTCATGCAGGGTAGAGGGTCGGGCTATTGGAGATGGTCTAATTAAGTTAATAAACCGTTGGGATTGTGAAGAGGTGTCCGAACTAGAGTCCAAAGTAGCCAACTGGTACATAAAAGCCATGGCTAAGGCTAGGGATGACGAAGATTATACAAAATGTGATGATATTGAAGACCAAGCAGAAACCTTAAGGGTTTTGATGGAACAGTGTAAATTGGATGATCCAATCAGTGTATTGATCGATAAAATTAAAGGGTTGTTTGGAGATAGTGATTCGTCAAAGGGCCAGTCCATTTTGACCCTATCCACAGTGCATCGCTCTAAAGGTAAAGAATGGGATCACGTTTATGCGCTAGGTATGAATGCTTATAGCCCAAGTAAGTGGGCGAGAAAAGATTGGGAAATTATTCAAGAAAACAACTTATGTTATGTCCAGGTGACAAGAGCCAAAGAGCATTTGACTTATATCGAAGTTCCATCGACTCGAAATAGGCGGCGGATGGTCCCGCAAGGGTGAACCTGCCTAGCCATATATGTTAAATGGGTGGACTCCAGGCAGCTTGCTGGGTTGTGGGGGGTTAGCCGCCTTGCCTCCCCTAGTAAACGCGCTACAATAGGGGTATGGCCCGAAAATTTCGGGAGGGGGCGTTAGCCCCCGACCAGGGACGGGCGCCGCAGGCTATGCCCGGACCCAGCCCATCCGGTAACATCACCTTTTGTTATCAATCCACCGTTACCAACACCGTTACCAACCATGTTAAAACAAGTAGATCTATCCGATAAAGTTCAGCTCGCCTCCGGGATTAACTCCCTACTTCTTAAGTACAGGAACAAGATTCTAGAGCACAAACAAGTCATACCTTGGGCGGGCTCTAAAGTGGGCCCTTGCTATGCGGTCACTCAGGATCAACTTGTGGGCGGCTTCGAAGACCTTCAAACTGAGTTGTTTAACTTAGTTAGGCAGTATAAGATTACCATAGACTCTTAACTGTAACGGGTAATAATTGTTAAAGCCCTACCATACGGCTCAAAACTGGGTGTAGGTAGTTGTCACTACTGCGCGACACGGGCGTTCGAATCGCCCCGGATCCATTTCCCTTTCGAGGGTCCGCTCTGGAATCGACCGACAGCAAGCCAATTACCGAAAGCCGCTTGCATAAGCACAACATAGACGCTAACAAAATCGTCAAATTCGAGAGGACTGCCGTAGCCGTTTGAGCTATAGCATTCTGACTCATTGCGGGGGGCTTCGGTCCCCTTGCTGCCCCAAACACTAATAGAAAAATGGAAATCGACCCTAAATTATTGACTGCTACCGGTAAGAAAAAACTTAAGAAAATCCTATCAGAGTGCGGTCCCCCAGACTACAGTGGTCTAGCTTGGAGTGATTTCCAAAAGGGAGAAGATTACTACAAGTTCCGGGATAAGTGGAATACCCACAAGGTTCTTAGGGAAATTTTTAACGGTTCAGGAGTTGAAGAGAATGATGAATACAATTGCGGTTTTGACCTTAGTTATAACGATGGAATAATCTACACGAACATTGCCAACATTATAATCAGTTTAAGAAACCAAATTGAAGACGCTGCTGAAACTGCGCGTGGGGTTAGCAGACGTTTGGATGGGGGCTGGGACTGAATAAAAGTGACGCACCTACTTCTTGAGGGGCCTGACGGTCGAACTTACATTGCCAGAAAAGCAGAGCTTTCAAATGTTCCATGGGCTTACGATAGGGAAAGCTGGTTGGTCACAGAGTTTGGCATTAGTGCTGATCTTTGTGAATTACCCTCCGATTGGTGGTTTGAACAATCTGGGATGCAATGGGTTAGCCAGACCTACGACACCTTGGACAAGTTTGCTATACTGGCCATTCATACGGAGGATTTTGCAAACCCTTAAGGTTCCATAGAAAATTGTTCTGATTTACGGAATAAGTAAAACTCATTCACCTTTCACCCCAAAAACAATGAAAATCCTATCAAAGTTCAAAGATTACTACGACTATGTAGAATACCTGTATAGCCAAGAAGGTGGGGATCCGGCTAACACTTATGTTCGTAGAGATTTAGAGAGTAAGGACGAATACAGTTGTGGTTATTTTTCCATTGGGGTGAAAGGAGGGATACCAGCTAAACCGTTACCAAAAGCCGACGGATACCGGGGCAGAAAACCGGACCCATTTCCCTGGTTATACAAATGGTGCTCGGTATGCGGTAAGTTGTATCTATTGGTGACTGAAGAACCTGGAGTGTATCTCCCCAAATATAAACTAATTACCGAGGCTCACCCATCCTTGGCCCTAGTCTACAGCAGATCCCCTGGAGTATGGTTCAAAGAGCCAGACATCAAAGACCTAATTGGAGTTCCAAACTCAGCCTGCGTTGAAGTATCCAAAAAGTTACAAATTCCTGTTTTCACTCTAGAAGACCCCCACTACAAGCACCTTAGGGAACCATTTCATGTGACACTAAATCGAACGGTACCAAACTTGGGGGAACTAGGGTTTGCATCCTTGTTCACTGCTGAACAAATGTACCAGGAGATTGCTATGTTTTTGACATCCCTCAGAGATAACCCCGACAGTTTGCCACCAGTAGACATTTCAGACAAGGACCGGTTGACACAGAGGGGGTTTGATGCTAAGATTTCTTTCCGTGGGAAGCCCCTTAAGTAAATGCCATTTGTATTCAGAAACACATGATCCATGTCCCGGTGAGTAAGCTTAAAGAACTTTGCGACCCATACCTATACCATCCTTGGGGTGTTAAGGTCCCAAAGTCCAAGGTACAAAAGGCCATCAATTGCGGGAATTTGCTAGAGATTCCCATCAGTAGTCTTAAAGCCAACGGTAGAAAACCAACTGCCAATGACCACGCAGCAAGAATAGCCTATTTCATTGTGAATGGGTTTGAGGATCCAATTTCCTTAGACGTAGGAATCCCCTCTATGGGTTACTCTATGGATTGGATACTCACTGACGGGAATCACCGCTTAGCAGCAGCAATTTTTTCTAATTTAGCTACTGTACCAGTTGAATTCTCAGGTGAAGTTGAGTTTTTTAAAGAACTTTTTGGTTTATCTGACTAGGGTTTAACCCAGGGTGACGATTCCGTTAGCATACCTACCTAGGAAATATGAGCCCAAAACACTTCTACGCCATTTCTAGGCGTGATCTCCCTACCCATCAACAAGCTATCCAGTCAGCTCATGCTCAGCTGGAGTATTGCCGTTTACGGGGAGTTCCTGAGGGCGAGCATCCCTCTTTCGTTTGGCTAACAGTTGAGGGGAGATGGCACCTGATAGATTTACTCTTATCATTAGAGTACCACTCTATACCGGTAGTTAAGTTCCACGACCCAGACTATAAGGGCTATGACCCTAGCGCAATCGCTTGTTTGGTTAAAGAGGAAAAACGATATTTGCTATCTCATTTACCGTTGTGGAAGTGTGGGGATCCCCGTAAGGCAGGGTGGTTTGAGGGAATTTATAGGACACTTAAGGGTAATTAGCAGGACAATAAAAAAGGGGGGGGCATCAGGGTAGAATAAGAAAGGAATACTAAGTGACCCACCCCAGATGCCTTTAATTGAGAAAAGAACTGAGGGCCAAATTAATGCCGCTAAACGTGGTCAAATAGCTAGGCTAGGGGGTCTCAATTTACCCAAACTAAAAAGAAAGAAATGCAAAAAGGGGAAATCTTGCGGGGCTTCTTGCATCCCGGGTTACCATGTTTGCATGGTTGATATTCCTTGGGCTTTAAATCCAGCGATCACCAAAGTTGCTAATCAGATATTGGCCCAACGTAAGTCACCAGCAGCAAAGTCCCCGGTGACAAAACCCGAAACGAAAGCCCCTGCAGTCAAGGCTCCGGCAGCGAAAGCCCCTGCAGCGAAAGCTCCCGGCAAAAAACCAAAAATCCCCGTTTACCAGGTCCCAGAGCCTGTCAATAAGATTCTCACTAAGATGATAAATAATTTGTTAAATAACAATAAACGGAAAAATAACAATAAAAATCCTGGCAACAAGTAATGACTTTTTCAAAGGGGGACTATGAAATTGCTATGGGAAAATTATATGGGGCAAAATGGAACGTCCCCCAAGCCACTGAGAGACTCGGGTTAGATGCCAGCGGGAAAAATTGGCAATTAGTTAAGGGGATGTTTAGAGAATATTGTTTAGACTTTGGTAATACACCTGGCTCCGACTTCCTGTAAGGATCGTCATCACCCGTCCACCTACCCGCGCACCCATCCCCCCCCCATTGACTTTCTGATCTAGGGTGCTATAATAGAAACGACCCATGACGGAACCTAAAACGTCGCCCTTTATGAGGGGGTTCTTTGCAAATCGCAAAGTGGGGATCGGGGCATGATAATGTGTCCTTAAACAAAATGTGCCGAGGGATTCGCCCCTGAGACGGGGAACTTCTCCTTATCCTAATCGGATGTTGTATCTAACTAATTAAATGCTCAACCTCACTACACTTGTGGCTGTTTCCCTAGTTGGAACTGTTGCAACCCCGCTGAACGGACTTACTGAGTTTAACAGACTGGAATACCCTGTACCTCAGAAAGTCGCAATCAGGGGTCTCTCCCCAGGTCTACCACTAGGACTCGACTCCATTTGCACAGGCTGCGATCCTACAAAGTTTTTACCGGCCCCTGCCTATGAGCTTACGCCAGAACGCAGAGCCCTTTTAAATACCATTCGCTTCGCCGAAGGAACCTGGACTGAAAATAGCCGAGATGGCTACCGGATTCTGTTTGGGGGGCGCATGGTATCCTCATTAGAAAAACATCCAAACCAAATTCAATACTCAGTGAGCTACGCGAGTGCAGCTGCTGGGGCTTATCAGTTCTTGCCAGGAACCTGGGATGAGGCCTCCAAGAAACTTAACCTTTCGGACTTTGGCCCTGGAAGCCAAGACCAAGCAGCCTTGTACCTTGTCGAAAGGCGTAATGCTTTGCGTCTCGCTGATTCCGGAAAGATTACTCCTACGCTAATTGCAAAGCTTGCTCCGGAATGGGCATCGTTACCAACCTATAGCGGCAACAGTTATTACGGTCAGCCTGTCAAAAGGTATGACGACCTGAAGCGCTTTTACGAAGATAACCTAGCAAACCTTCGTCGGGAGGCAAGCTGATGGGCGGTTTCCCGAACTTTACTTGCCAACTGCAACAAACCACAATGGTATCTAGCCCGAGTAATCAGGCACTGGACCATGGTTGCCAAAAGCAACAAACACGAATGTCGAACCCTAATGTTTCCATGCGTTTCAAATTAGCCTCTTTCTTTCTCGCTGCCGGACTTCTTTCTGGGGCACCAGCTCAAGCCAAGCAGTGTGGCCAAGCCAGTTGGTATGGGCCAGGATTATATGGAAACTTAACTGCTAGTGGTGAAAGATTGCGCCCTAACACAATGACAGCAGCACATCCTACACTCCCCTTTGGAAGCTGGGTCAGGGTCGTAAATCGTGACAATGGCCTTGTTGCTGATGTTAGGATTTCAGACAGGGGACCCTACATCGGGGGTCGTATCATTGACCTTGCTCACGGGGCTGCTCAACGCCTGGGAGTCAGTGGTTTAGCCAACGTTTGCATTTCTCGCCTCTGATTGCTATGGGTGATGCCTTGCTGGTACTCACCCTTCTTTCCTTTACTTCTTAAAAATGGCACGATTAAAATTTCAAACCCCCAACGGCTTCACCCTGATTGAACTTTTAATTTGTGGGGTTATTTTTGGGATCCTTGCTTCAATTACTGCCGGGGTGCTCTCTGGTAAAAGTCCGTACAGAATGAGTGACTGTGTTCGGTCCGGGGGAAATTGGACTGAAGGTTATGAACTAGGGCATTACACCGCACTTTGCACCTTTGACTCCGGTAAATAAGTTCGATAAGATTAACCAGAATGAACTTCACTCCTGAGGAAAAGCTATTTATTTCCGACTGCGTTGTTATCTTTCTGACAACAATGACATGGCTTGAAATTTTTCAAATTGGCAATGAGCCTAGAAAATAATCGTCCCAATAGCAAGGTGATTGTTGCTCTGGGAGAGCAAATGCCATCAGCATAAGGATCGCATCCTTACAATCACATTCCGGGATTTGTAACCCGGATCTGTACAGACAAAACACAAACAAAATGAAAATGAAAAATCGAATTATCGCTGCCTCAGTAGCCATCGCTTCCTTTGCCGCCCCTGCGCTCGCCGCACCACGGTTTACGGACTCTTCTCCTACAAATTGGGCCTACGGTGCCCTTCAAAACCTCGCTGAAAAGTATGATTGTGCCGTGGGGTATCCCGATGGCACTTTCCGTGGTAGCAATCCCACCGCCCGCTACGAAAGCGTAGCTCTCATGAGTGCTTGCATTGACCGGGTTTATGACACCTTGAGCCAAGCCGACCGTCGCATTGCAGACGAGGCTCGTGCGGCTATCGCAGTTACCAACGCTCGTGTTTCTGCCCTTGAAGATACGGCAACCCGCGAGGCAATTGGAATCGGTAACTATATTGGTTCAGGTATCAACCTGAATCGTCAAGGCGTTAGCAGCGATACCTATAGCAACAATCGTACTATCGCTGGTGGTACCCTTCAGGGACGTTTCCCAGTGGCTGAAGTCTACGGTACTACCATCTCAGCTCGCCCCTATGTAAACTTCGCTGCGGGCCTTGATAGCCAAATTGGTTCTGCTATCGGCGTTCTGGGGACCGTAGACGTTTCCCTGGCTGGGCGTACCATTGGTGGTACTTACGTCAGTGGCACTAACCTCTACCTCGGTGCCGGTGGCCAATGGGCATTGACTAACGATGGGGAAGCCAACTACCAGACGAGCATCGGCCAAGGCTCTCAGTTTGTATTCGTTGCCGGTGTGGAGCGTGCTTTTACATCGTCCCTAGTTGGTTTCGCCGATCTGAAATTCCCGACCCAGGAAAACGGTGTTGCTGGGACTGCTTACGCCCCAGTTGGTACTGTCGGCCTGGGCTTTAAGTTCTGATTGCGGCCGGGGGGGATGCCCCCCTTTTCTTTCTTACATAACATTTAAACCCATAGAAACTAGAGTCTAGGGGGGGGTGGATAACCGAACCGAAGCATTCGGCTTCCACCCTTGTTTCTGCAGGGCAAAACGCTATAGTTACTTCAGTTGAGACACCATTACAACTAAAACCAACTAAAAACCAATGAAAACCCTACAAGAAAGAATCCAGGCACTATCCACAGATGAAATCAGGGAAATAATCAGAAATTATGAGCAATTCGAAAGAGAAGCTTCCATTGGGGATTGCCCCCTTAGGTCTATTGCTGAAGGAATTAAAGAAGATTTGGGATGTATCTCCGGATTACCCGTAGTCATGTGGATGGAGAAGGTAGCATTTGAGGCTTATCGGGAGGCTTTTTACCGGTATGACCCGGTATGAAACTTTCAGACCTTTAACCATAGATACCAACCCCACAAACCAAATCCACAAACCAAAACCCACTAACAAAATGACAATCAACATAACTGCAACCAATCTAACGAGGGATCTAATTGAAGGGAAGCCCCCTGCAGAAATCAATTACTCAACCTTCACTTTCTCTGCCGGGGAACATCAAGTTAGAATCTTAGACGGAGTTAACCTTGATAGTCTGTCTGAATACTCCGAAATCTTCGTCACTGCTGACATCGACGGCAAAGGCGAAGAATGGGCGAAACTTTTGCTTATTTTGGATGCAATTAAAAGGGTAAGAAGTGGCCTCAATAAGCCTTGGGGGTTGGAACTTTTTATCCCCTACTTGCCCTATAGCCGCCAGGATAGAGTTTGTGCTGAAGGTGAAGCTTTTTCCTTGTTGGTGTTTGCTAATTCCCTCAGGCCGTATTTGGGCAAGGGCGACTGCTTGGTAACATGGGATGTTCATAGCCCCGTAGCTGAGAGCATCTTTGGGGAATTTACCAATTTTGTTAACGATCAGGTTGATTCCCTTTTGAGTATCTTTGAATTGATACCTTCAGACATGGAGTGGGACCCCACCACCATAATCATTGCCCCTGATAAAGGCGCAGTGCCACGGGCGGAAATAGCTGCTAGGTCTATAGGGTCTTCTGAAGTCAAGTATGCCACCAAAGTCCGTAACCCTGAAAATGGGGAAATCCTGCGAACGGAGATCCAAGACGGTGATTACAAAGGAAAGAACCTTCTTATTGTTGACGATATTTGCGATGGTGGTCGCACCTTCATAGAATTGGCTAAAGTCCTTCGGGAACACAACCCATCCCGCATCGACTTGTATGTCACCCATGGAATCTTCTCGAAGGGCTTTGAGGTTTTTGATGGCCTTATCGATCACTTCTATGTGGCGAACTTGTTGCCGAATCGGGACTTTTATCGGGAACTACCCGCCAACTTGACTTGTCTTAGGGTGAACTAGGCCTTATTAACCCGGACGCAACTACCGTTAAACGCAACCAAACGCAACCAAACCCCTAACAAACAATGAAACTTTTCGCCCCCCACGCAACAGACTTTTACAAGACTGGACACCCCTTTCAAAACCCAGAAGGCACTGAGATTATCTATGCCAACATGACAGCTAGGTCTGATCGCCTAGCAAATATGCCTGAGGGATTCGACCATAAGGTAGTTGTGGCTAATATCCAGGGGACCATGAAATGGATGTTGAGGGATCTTTGGAATGAAACCTTCTTTCACCAGCCTAAGGCTAAAGTCCTTGATAAGTATAAGCGGCGAATGGATTCTTCGCTGGGGGAAGGCGTAGTGGGAACTGATCACTTTGCGGAATTACACGACCTTGGTTACCTGCCCCTTCACATTAAAGCTCTCCCAGAAGGTAGTCGTGTGAACATTGGCGTCCCCTTTCTGACGGCACAAAACACTCATAAAGACTTCAAGTGGATGGCTCCATGGGCCACTAACTATATTGAAACTGCTAAATCTTCGGAAATTTGGAAAGCAGTCAACGTAGCCACCATTGCCTATGAATTTCGCCGTCTTTTAGACCACTACGCTGAACTCACAGGTAGTAGTCCTCAGTTCGTTGACTTTCAGGGGCATGACTTTTCTGCTCGCGGAGTAGGGGGCATTCATGATGCGGCAGCTCACCAGATTGGGCACTTGTATAGTTTTAAGGGTACTGACACTATCCTTTCGATTGATTACCTTGACGATTATTATGATTGCGGTTCCGAGTTCATTGGGGGTAGTGTCCCCGCTACGGAGCATAGTGTTACCTGCCTAGGGGGACGGGAAAATGAATTGGAGACTATTCGACGGATCATCACGAAGGTGTACCCAAAAGGGATTGTTAGCGTAGTCAGTGACACTTGGAATTACTGGGATACACTGACGGTAATTCTCCCTACCCTTAAAGATGAAATCCTAAACCGTCAGCCTAATGAATTGGGACTAGCCAAGGTAACCGTCAGACCCGACTCGGGATCCCCCGAGAAAATCATTTGCGGTGACAACGGCACTGAGCCAGGTAGCCGTGAGTTCAAGGGCTCCCTTCAACTCCTGTGGGAAGTCTTCGGTGGGACAGTGAACGAAAAGGGATTCAAAGTCTTGAACCCTCGGATTGGACTTATTTATGGGGATTCCATCACTCTACCCCGTGCCAGAGCTATTTTGGAGCACATGAGGCAACAAGGTTGGGCATCCGAAAACATCGTGTTTGGGATCGGTTCTTACACCTATCAATACCACACTCGTGATACTTTCGGAATCGCTTACAAAACAACTTGGGGCCAGATCAAAGGTGTCCCGATTGAGACCATGAAGGATCCGGTTACCGACCGTGGCACCAAAAAGTCGGCCAAGGGTTTACTCCGTGTTGAAAAAGAAGGAGATGACTTTGTCCTCTATCAACAGCAAACTCGTGAGCAAGAGCAGCGAGGTGCGCTCCAAACCGTATTTCTAAATAGTGTGATTTACGGTGAAGATACCAACGGTTTAGCGAACGTTCGCAGTCGCCTACTTGGTTAAGGCCAAAGGGTTGACGCGGGTTGGGAATCAGGCTACCTTGATTAGATGGGGACCTATCCCGCCATTTTGGCGCAAATTCTGGCGCGATTCGGGGAGGGGGGTTGACATTGCCAAGGCATCAGGCTAGAGTGGGTCCATAACTGGGCAACTTCCCCCTCCAGCAATCACCAAACAACCCCCAAGCCACCCCTTATGGCCACCCAACGAACCACCCAAATCCAACCCACAACAATTAACGACCCCGTCAACTTGCCAGACCCCGTAGTCAATTTCTTGCTTGTGGGGGTTATGGTCTTGCCATTGGCTATTATGGCTTTGAGAAACCTTAAGAACCTTGGGAGTGGCCGTCAATAGATTGCTACCGGTTTCTGACTGATTGCTATTTAGACACCTACCAACCACCAACCACCAACCACCAACAACCAACCAAATGGAAATCCCAGACGCATTCAACTTTCGTTACGCAAATTGCAAATTCGTAATTACTGGGCGCAATGGCTCAATGTTTGGGTATCAGTTTGATGTTGAGTATGAGGACTCTGTTGAATACTACAGGCATTTTAGCATTGATGAGGCTGGTAACCGTAGGGAAATTCGGTTCAATCCATTTACCCAAATGGAAGCCAATGATTTTACACGATTGGTGGACCTTGACATTGGGGAAGTTAAGGACCCTGTTGTATAGCCTTAAGAACATGGGACTAATGGCGCAATAGAACCATATGCTCACTATTTGAAAAAGACCTCGAAGAATGCCTAAAGAAATCCCTGTCAAAGTTGGTTCGACTATTTTATTACTCAATGCTACATACCAACCTTTGACGATGTTGAGTTGGAAGAGGGCGACTATTTTGGTGTTGAAAAATAAAGCACACGTTGTGTCCAAACGCACTATCCGCCTAAAGCACTATGTCAAAGTCCCCCAATCTAAACTCTTTGCCGGGAAACCCTCCCGTTCCTTGATCCTGAAGCGAGATAGGCATGTTTGCCAATATTGCGGGTATTCAGGTCCAAACCTTACAATCGACCACGTAATTCCAAAGTCCAGAGGTGGCCAAGATACTTGGCAAAACCTAGTTACTAGCTGCCTGGAATGCAACAATTGCAAGGATAATCGTACCCCAGAAGAATGGGCTATGGCCTTGAAGAAGGTATTTGCTAAGGAAACTACGAATGTTGCGCCATTGCCATTCACTTGGGATAGTTTTCAAGTCGGTATGATGGATGCCAGAGTAAATAGCCGTGGGACCACCTTGGCAGGGAACCCTAAAGCCCCATTCAATAAAATCACAGTGACTATCAGCATGGCTGAAGTTGCGGAATGGCGTGAGTATATCTACGCATAATTGTCACAATCCTTATTACTACGCCACGATGAAAAAATCTAAATTCAACAAGCTAATTCAAAAGCCATTACGATTCCACCACCAAGACATTCATGAGGAGATTGAGGGTTTGACGGACATTTTAGTTGCCATTTCTAATCGATTGATTCGGGTAGAGTCATTGCTGGATGCTATGAGTTCCCACAGCCAGAAAGACACCGAAACTTAACCACATGCCGGAACCACTCTATTTGGTACATTATACTAGGCGTCCTCAGGTCCGAATGTCCCCATGGCCCCATAAACTTGGCACCCGATTGAGAAGTAGACGGGATGCCATCGGGGGATATCTATTCCTGGACTCATTAAAATACCGAAGTATTATTTACATGGATAAAATAAAGAAGTATATAAAGGAAAACTATAATGGTTTTGAGCAGACAGATTATGTTTCTATCAGAAGTATACGTCGGATATCACAAGAGGCCGAGCTGACAACCAACAATAGCTTTAGTTTCACTGTTGTAGAAATGGGTGAAGATGCGTACAATTTGCGGTTAGACATCCCAATCGATTTATGGAATAGACTGTGGGTGGAAACCACTTTAAAGGCATACCAAACCCTACCCCCCCATGGGCACCCATTAGCAAAAAATGCTATGATTACCCCCTAGGCACGATGCAACCAACCAACCAACCATGACAACCCCAATCCCAACAAAAGAAAGGCCCATCTTGTTTAAGGGTGAAATGGTTCGCGCCATTTTGGACGGCAGCAAAACTCAAACGCGGCGTGTGGCCAAAATGCGTGTTTGCGGCGGGCGCATGATTGAGGTGCCTGCAGATGATGATGCCGAATGGGTGAATCAAGTTGCGCACAACCCCTACGGCAAACCAGGTGACCGCGACTGGAACACCGGATTACCTCCGAAGGATGGCATGTATTACGTGCGCGGGCTTCTTAACGAATCTATTGGCGGAGATAACCGAGCAGTGTGGGTAAACCCTCATTACTTTACGTGGGGTTTCACAGAGTGCGACGACCCTGAATCTATCGGGCCTGATTCTGACATAACACCAGAAAACATGCAGTGGAAGCAACCTGGGGACATGCTATGGGTTCGCGAAACCTGGGCAGTTAGTAACATTTATGACAAACTTGCACCATCGGCTATTTGCAAGGACTTGCCGAAGGGTCCTGGCCACGCACCAACCAAAGTCTTGTACCCATCAACCGACAGAATATCCGAAGGGATTAAACTTCGCCAATCTATCTTTATGCCCCGCTGGGCCAGCCGCATCTTGTTGGAGGTTACTGATATTCGGGTGGAGCGACTGAATGCAATTAGCGATGCGGATGCTTTGGCTGAGGGTTGCTCGACTGATAGCATGTTGTCCGGCGACTGCCTTGCCAGCGTCTACGCCAGGCTCTGGGAATCCATAAATGGTGAAGGGTCATGGGAAGCGAACCCTTGGGTGTGGGTTATCGGGTTTCGGAGGGTGCAGCCATGATTTGCCATGTGGGTAGCAGCTTTGATGATTTTCTTAGCGAAGATGATTTACTGAATGAGTGTGAATTGGTAGCCCTGGGACGGGTCTCAGGCCATGAAACTAGCCGGAGGTTGGATAGTAAAGTGATTGAGGAACTAAGGAATATCCACCACGACTTACTTGAAAAATCAAAGAACCTTGACCCTGATTTCGAACGTACCCTTCGGGAAAATCTCTGGGACTTATATGACTCTTGAGATCAATATGGGTGATTTCTGGTTGCATGAAGAAACTAAGCATGAAATCCTACTTATGCGAGCCCGTAAAAAGGTTTGCTCTTATAATCAGATTATACCGTCCGAGGATTTCACCACAGATAGCTACCTAGTTTTTCTAGAGTACGCTTCACCGAAGGAGCTAGCTGAGGATATACTCTTTGAGTCAACATTCCAAAAAATTACCCCTAGAAAATGAATCACACCGAAACTACCTACTTTCTACTTTTGGCAGCAGTGTCAACATTCGCAGCATTGCTACAGGGCTGGCCACCTATATTACTGGGTGTAACGGTACTCATCTCTGGAATCCCCTTGGTTCTGCAAGAGTACGAGAATGAGGACCATGAAAATTAAACACAAGGACATACTATCACGCGGGCGGTGGAGTGTAGGTGATTTACATCTCAATGAAGAACTAGTTGAAGAATTAAATTTCAGTATAGGCAAAACTTTCGACACTTCGAAACGAGCCCGTTCTTATGCCAAGAGCCTCTTTCTCCGGGACCCTGGCCACACCATCATCCTGACTGCCATCAAGTCTTTTAAATTCGATGGTAAATTCCTAACTTATACAAAGAAAGAGTGGGTTGTGACCTTGAAAGGTGGCAAAGTAAAGTTTAAAAGCAATGGTTTCTATTATAGTTGAATGACGAAGCTTACTCTGCGCAATTAAAAAAATGAGCCCCCTTACAAATTTCCTTCGTTGGCTTCAACGAGTAAAGTCCTCTTTTGAGGTTATGGGTTGCCCCAGCAACTATGACCATAGTGAGTCAAACATTCCACCGCTCATTGATTGCAGATTTGGCTTCATTAGTTCAGACTCTGGGGGAATCGGAAACTTCAGATGGATTAACTCTAACCCTTCAAATAGTTTTAACCCCCGAGGGAGAATCATTTGGGCAGGGCGATGGTCGCTCTATGTGGATAGTAGGCGGTTAACCGAACCTAAACCCCCGGTTTAGACCCTTGTTTTTGCGGGGCGAAGGTAGTATAGTATAGGTATGAACGACACCCCTCACCCCATGCCTGAATCTAAGTCTGACCTACCTGGTCTTGAGGGGTTGGTCTTTCATGATTACTCCAAAAGCAAACCGCCCGAAGGCCGATACATTTGGAGAATGCTTCACAAAAGTAAATCCTTTACATTAATCTTCACATCGGAACAACGGGCTCGATGGGCTGGTTACAGAGACGTAATTTCTCCTGAATTCGACTACTGGGACGGATACAGCCTGCTCTTACCAGAAGGTTTGATAGAATGGGCCGAAATTCCGGTTGGCATTTCCCACCTCAACGGGAAGATACTTGAAATCGTAGGTGTGAAAAATACGAATTGCCCCTTTTGCGGAAACCAACCTGAGTGGCGTTCATCTGGGGGCTACATTGGGGCTTCTCCACTGGATCAGCCGGACTTTCACCTTGAGTGTTGCAAGTGGTTCAATGGTAGTGGAAATAGTTCGCGTAACCCTGTTGCGTTATCCGCAGCTAGGAATGCAGCTATCTGGGGGGCGGTTAACCGCCATAGCCCCCAGGAGACAGTCAGTGTAGGATGACCTTGGATTTGACCCCCCCCCCTTTTTTACAAACCCGTACCCCAAAAGTCAATGACCCAACAGTTCCCCAACGACAACCTGGACGAGCTTCTAGGATTTGACCCCTTGCAAGAAGCTGAAATCATGACAGGCCGCAGCTACAAACATGATAAAGCAACTTCCAGTATTGGACTTCTTTTGGCAGTTGACAACAATCAAAAGAAAAAAGAACTACTGAAGACCAACAAAGACTCTTATTACGGGATGGAGTTTGCTGAATTTGTTGTTTTAATGGATAGTATGGGGTTCAAATCGGTTGCCAGTGGATTCATTCCAAATAGTGAAGACGAATGGTTTATTGACTGGAAGGATGGTATTTTGGTGGTTTATGATTCTTTTAGAGGATCTCTAAATGGTGCCAAAGCATTCTTTAACTATTTGCCAGCTAGTGACAATTCATATAGGGGTGGCTTTAGTGGTACTGCAGTTGAAGGGCCGAACGGTAAATACGTCTGGTGTGGAGACTTTGATGCGCGGGAGGGGTTTAAACACCGCCTTGACAACTACAGGGATACGGGGATTTTCATGAAAAAATGGATCGAACAACCTTTCCTTTGGTTGCTCCATTACGGGGATACGAAAGTTGCTGGATATGACTTTAATGAAATTAACCAACAAAGAATCGCTATGTTTCCTGCAGAAGTTCAAGAAGCTATTTGCGGTGAGGGCGGATAACCGAACCTAAACCTTCGGTTTAGACCCTTGTTTGTGAGAGGCAAAAGCGGTATAATCATTTCGTAAACACCACAACGCACAAACCAATGCAAATCTACCAAACTTATCGCAACGCTGATCAAACCGAGGGCAGGGGGCCAATGGAACCTGATCTAGCCTTCCTCCACAAAGAACATGCCGAACGGTTCATTGACGAACAACCGGGCATCATGGGGCGTAGAGAGAAGTGGTCCCAATTAAGGCATGGGGATTGGGTAGTCATGCGGGAGGAATACAAAGACTGCGACATCAATATTATAGGCAGACAAACTTTATGGTCCCGGGGGAAATATGGAGACCGGGGGATTAGGCGGATAGAGGTTGTAGATTATGATGTGATTGAGGAACAACTGAGACAATGACAATCCAAAGTTGGTGGAATCTTGGACGCAACATCCGGGTAGAAAACGAGAATGAGGCAAGTTGGGTTATGCTAATCCGGGACGATCTATCCCAATTGACTTATACCGATGAAGCTTTTTCGTCAGGGTGCCTTACACTGTTTTCCTGGAGGCCCCTTAAGGCTTTTTCGTCCCGAATGGTTCGCACAGGGCCATCTCCCTTAATACGTCAAGTTTTCGAGAGACTTTTCCGGTTGCCTTTCTGGTAGTTTACCAGTAGTTTACCAGTAGTTTACCGGTAGTTCCCGTGACTTTTACAGGGCGGTTTTCTACCCTTGCCTCCACCACGAAAGGTGCTATACTAGCTAAGCAACTACAAATCTAGCATGGACCCCAACCGTAACTCACTCGAAACCATCCTCAAGCTGCCGACACACCGCCTACTTGCGGCATACAGGTCCGAAAGAAGCCAAAACCACTTCTACGTGGAAGATTGGGTGTGGTCTTGTGATTGTTCGAAATGTGTGAATATTCGCGCACACAGGCAAGAAGTAGAAAAAAGATTAGACCCAATGAGGGAGGAACTGGCTCGGCGTGAGCACCTTATCCGAAATTGACCTTCTCTTTCAATAAAAACGAATAACTGATCGTAAACAATCATAGCAGCAATGACATTTAAAGTTTTTACAGTCGAATACCGAGTTGGTGTAGTTTGTTATGATGCACCACCCCAAGTGGTATGCACAAGTATGGACGATTTAATATCTTTTTGCAGTCTTTTGGAGAGAGATAAAGACGTAATTGAGTATAAAATTACCTCTTGTGGTGTTACTTTCAGTAAAAAAACTTTAGATGCTGAGTATTTGATGACCAAACTTGTAGAAAAGTTCAATTGGAATTATGAAATGCCAGTGGTTCCATTCGTTTTTGAGGGTGATTAAATGTTGTAGACAAACTTCCAGATTCGACATATTCTTGAAATCAACTGGCTCGTCGTGAGCATCTGCCCCGCAATTGACCCATTCGCATTACTACCCCACAGCAAAATGGCACGAATCACAGAAGAACAAATCCTGAGCACAATCGGCGAACTTTGGCTTGTTGAAGTCCGTGAGTCTGAACGTGGATGGGGTAGTGAAAACTGGAATGAGTATTACACTACCTTTGAAGAAGCCCAGGCTAGATTCATAGAAGTCAACAAGGCTAATCCAACCGATCACGTCCCTGATTACTACATTGTTGCGTCCAAGCCAAGGGTGGCCAAGATACACTTTGACTGAGGGGCGGTAAACCGCCCTACCCGGCTCGGTTCCCCGGCTTGTTTCTGCCACGCAGACACAGTATGATTATTACATAAACACCCTACCGCACAAATCAATGCAAATCTGGCAAACTTATCGCAACGCTGATGAAACAGAGGGTAGGGGACCAATGGTTCCAGATCTCGCTTTCCTTCACAGGCAACATGCTGAGAGGTACATCGACGAGCAACCTGGAGTCATGGGGCGAAGGGGCAAATGGTCTTTGAATCAGTACGGAGACTGGGACATCATACCGGTTAACGTAATCGATTACGACATAGTTGAGCTGGAATCCGACAAGGAAAAAGTCCGGCAGGCCGCCCTCAAGAAACTCTCAAAAGAAGAGAAAGAGGCATTGGGTCTGACTGACCCTTGAAGAGACGGTACCCTTAGTTTATGAACGACTCTTCCTTGGAAACCATGAAACTGAAAGATTGTTATGTGTTCGTTGAACCTGGCCCCTATAAGTGGGAACCATGGACTTCTACCCCTTGCCCGATTCACTGTGAAATAATTTCTGACAGCATAGAAACAGCAGTGAAAGAAGCTGAGAAGCTAACTGGGTTGTCTGTCAATAGGGGGCAAATGGCTATTCAAATCGGGTATGCAAACTGGTACCTAAAGCCCCACCCTAAACAGCCAAAATGGTTGGCAGCTAGTTATCATAAATTGTGGTGCAAGTACCGGCTTGCATACAAAGTTTTCCTAACTGTGTTTTCCTAACTGTGCCTACCTCCCGAAGTCAAATCCTAGACATCTGCCGAAGTATCGTAGTTTCACTTAACACCCCAAATAAAAAAATGACTGACCGTAAACAAGTTAATGACTTTAGAACCGTTATGGGGGAATATGACTCCCATGACATTTCCGTTTTTATCGAACATCTCCGGAACCTTCAATCAGAAGGGTGGGAAAGAATTGAGTTGAGAAGGGCAGAAGTCTATGAAGGCGATATTTTCTACGTCCAAGTAACTAAAACCCGCCCAGAAACTGACTCCGAATATAACGCCCGCATCGACAAAGAAAATGAGTGGAAAGAGAGTCGCAGGATGGCTTATGAGGAACTTAAGAAGGAGTTTGGATAACGGGGTATTGAGTGAACCTGATTTCTAAATAGATGGGTATTATAAGCTATACAAGATATCAGAGACCTAAACTACCATCGTTCATCCGCTATTAACACACAGTGGACGCAAGTAGGACGACGAGAAACGCAATCGCCTTCCGAAGGAACGGGACTCATGATTTCACCATAGAGGAAAAAAATGTCTAAAGCAGTCTATCGCGGTGTCGCTTATGATACCGATGTTGCAAAACAAGAGTACGCAGATTGGTATAACCAAACTCATCGCCCTTGCAAAAAATGTGAAGGTGGCAAAATGAATATTTCTTTTGTTATCTACCTAAAGCAAAAAGCAAGGAAGGAAAAACTTCTTCATATTGCACAACTGAACATGGCAAAACAGCCACAAGACTAACCCATGTGTGGACACTTGGCCAACTGGCACACTGTTCTACGTGGGTAGGGCAATTTGTGTTACGATAGCTATTCAATTCACCCCTCACTCAATCAACCTATAACAAAATGAAAACCATCTACATTCTAACTGAAGGAGAATATTCAGATTACCACATTATTGCAACATATTCAACTCGTGAACTGGCAGAAGAAGCGCAAAAGCACTGCCCAAATTCAGATATTGAAGAATATGAGTTGGACGCACTAGAAATTCCCGAGCACCCCCCGGGTCATTTTGCATGGCGTGTGAATATCAACGCAAAAACTAATGCCATTAATTACACGGCTCAACAAATTTCCCTTGGTGTTTATTCTGAACCAAATGAAAAGTATTATGATAATGTTGTGTATTCTTGCTTTGAAGTATACTGTTGGGCACGGGACAAAGAACACGCAGAGAAAATTGCCCTGGATAAGTATTATCAGTGGAAATGGAATCAAGAAAATGAGGTGGCACAATGAACGCACGAAATAAAGGTTTTGAAGTAAAAGTTGATGATTATGATTGTAAAACAACCATTTCTTGGAAATGAGTTCGGTAAACCGCCTTACCCTGCCAGTAAAAACCACCTATACTACAACCATGGAAAACTTGCGCCACTACTTGATTGACTGGCTTAACGAGAGGGGTTACAATGCCCTAGACGCCCTAGCTGAGTATGACATTCGTGTTACTCGCGATGAAAGGTATCCGAACCTTTTTAATTTGAAATATGGGACGATTTTAGCATCCAAATCAAATCCGCTGGTTTGTGCCTGCCGTGGTGCTGTGGTCGAGCGTGTTGATAACGATGGTGACCACTCGCCGTACTATCGCTTGGTTGCATATGCGTTCGATAGATTTTTCAACGTTGGGGAAGGTTACTGTCACGAACTAGATTGGTCTCGCACCAAGGTTTATGAGAAATTTTCCGGCTCCTTAATTAAATTGTTTGAGTATAGGGGGCAATGGCTCGTTTCAACTTCTGGTTCAGTAGCAGGGGATGGCCTAGTAGGAAAAACTAAAAAAACCTTTGATGAATTATTCTGGGATGTATTCGAAAAAGTAGGGTACTTAAAGGAATGCCTAGACCCGTCAATTTGCTACATCTTTGAGTTATGTCACCTAGATAATAAAGATGTTATTAACTACGATGCGCCCAAACTTCCCTTACTAGCAGTACGAGACCGAGATCAGGACTTCGAAGAGTGTGATCTGGAAGAGTTTGGGTGGTATGGCTATGTGGTGGCCCCATCTTACGAATTCAGTGACCTTGACTCTGTACTTACCAAAGTTGAAAAGCGAGATTCAAATCATGAAGGTTATGTATTGTTTGATGGGGTTGGAAGGGTTAAGATTAAGTCTAGGTTATACTGCCAACTACACCGGGCATGGAATAATGGCGAGCCTGACTTTTCGGAATTGTTCCTTAATGACGACTTGGAAGAGTTCCTATTGCACTTCCCTGAATATAGAGATAAGTTTTCGATTCATCTGGACTCTGCTATCCCTGCGATGCAATCTTTATGTGAGATGATGCTTCATAAGTATGGAGCCTTAACGCAAAAGGAATTCGCCATTGCAATTCTCAAAGATGCCCCCTCGGTATCGGCAGCCTGTTTCGCAATACGCTCCGGTAGGTACCCTACCTTCCGGCAGTGGCTAGCAGACCTACGGCCCCAACAACTTGACAAACTGCTTGGGATCCGGTAGGATGGCCCTGGATTGGTGACTTCGGGTTGATGCCCGGATTTTCTAACCCGTGCGCCCAACGAAACTATGAACCCAAACAACAACAATCTAGACTACCTCTTGAAGCTACCTACACCCAGGCTGCTTAAGGTATTTCGAATGGTTAGTGGCCAGCTCAGCGTGCTGCATGATTGGGATTGGAATGCCTATGAAGTCCACAAAAAGGACCTGGAGGGTTATCCTGAAACTGCGGTAATACCCAAGCAAGTATTGAATGAACTAGGAATTTACCAGCCTAACCCCCTGTACCGAGCTTCACAGGTTAGGGACCTCATATTCTTAAGAGACAACCTCAAGGCAGAACTTGATAAGAGGGAACACGTTCCCCGCTGAATTTCCGAAACCTTTAAACTCTGCTCACTACCACGACAATAACCCGACCACAAAATGTCAATGTCAACCTACGTCAAAGGCTACCGTTCCCCTGACGATGCAGAGCATCAAAAACATCTCAAAGTTCTACGAGTTTGTCAAGAAGTTGGGGTGTCCTTGCCGGAAGAAACTTCGGACTATTTCGGCGGCATCAAACCCGAGTATATCGACCCAGATAGTACCCTGGAAGTAAAAATCCCGGTCCATGAAGTTGTCCCTTGCCCTGGTTCCGAAGGCTATGAGATCATCCTTTCGGAGATTCCCCAAGGTGTTCATAAAATTCGATTTGAACATAGTTGGTAAATTCCATGCTTCTTTTTCAATTAATGCAGACCCAATGGCCTTTCTAATCTTTATTGCATAATGATTCCAATTCAATTCACAAACGCTGACGATAACGATTCTTATATTGATCACCGCCAGCTAGAACTCCCCGCAATTCCCGCAAGAGAAAGCTTCCTAACTCTGGATGGCAAGTCTTACCGGGTTGGATACGCTGATTGGACTATCTGGTCAAATGACGAACACCAAACTCAAGTAAGGGTCAGCCTGTATCCTATTCGTCCCAACAGCAATTAACCCAATAGCAAGGGGTAAAATCTAAGCAGTAAAATCCCCTTAAACCAAAACTACTACGAAACAAAATGACGATACAAAATATGAAATACTCAAGGACTTATCTCCTTGAAGTTCAAGACGAACTAATGAAGCTAACCGACACTAAGCTTCTAATTAATGCTATCAGGGTAATACAATCCAGATTTAAACTCCTTGCCCGGTACAAAGAAAAGCTTGATGCCTTCACCGAAGCAATGGGGAGTGATAACTACCCTAATGCAATGAGGAGTCTTAAAAAGCTATTCAAAGAATTTCAAGATGCCAAGGACCTGATTGAAGAGATTAGGGTAATTTCCGGGGCCAGGCACACTCAAAGTATCACCAGAATCGTCCGAAGTCGCTTCATAGGGGAATATCCAGATTGGCTAGAAGTTCCATCACCGTCTTGGAAAGGGAAAGAAAAAACATCTAGCAAGATCTGGCACAAGAATAGCAAAGACGCGTATAAAAAGATGCTTGTTTGGCTCGATGATAACCCCGATGATAAAGAAAAAATTATGGAAGAAGCCCGTTTGACTTATCTCTGCGGGTCGGCCACTACTTTTATTTCCTCATGTGAGAGGTTATACTTGTTGGCTAAAATGGTAGAGTTTGGAGAGATTGAAGCTCAATATAACAGGATGAAAAAATTAGGTGGGGACCCAAACAAGACCTTCAATTATAGATCAGCCAGAGTTTTGAGACTTAGGGATACTGATGGGGATGGTGCCGGTAGTGATGATGACGATATCGAGGAAGATACCGATGGCGGCAATGGCTGGTACGGTACCGGTGGTGATGATGATGCCGATGGGGATGATGACATCGAGGATGATACCGATGGGGACGATAGCTGGTACGATACCGATGGCAGCGATAACGACGAAGATTGACAACAACTGAATCCACACCCACAAGCAAAATGAGAGTAAAAATTATTACAAAAGATTTCGGAATCATCGCAACAAGACACGAGCCTTATTCCAGGGAGAGGTACGAAGTCTTAACCACAGAGCTGGAAGAGTTAGGGGATGGATGCCATAAGGGAGGTAACTCCTATACCTTACAAGATGAAAAGGGTAATGCAATTGTGCTGAATCCATTTATCCTCCGGGATTCAATCTATATGATAGAACTACTGCCTGCGGATTTGACGAACCTTGTTCATCCCAAATAGAAGTGGCTAGGGGGAGTTTGGCCAGGGTGGCATGTTCGGTTTTCACCACTAGTCACTTGCCTAGGGTCTCCTATACTAGGTGTGAGTCCATACCCCCTCAGCTACCCTACACCCAATCAAAATATCACTACAATCTCGCCGCCGCACACAAATGTCCTCATCATCTTCTTCAGGGATTGGATTCTATGGTTTGCTTACTGTTTTGTTTATTGGTCTCAAACTTACCGGTCACATCACTTGGCCCTGGATTTGGGTGCTTTCTCCTCTGTGGATTTCTGTTCTAATTGGTATCTCTTTCATTGCCTTGCTCCTGGTTTTGGCTGCCTTTCTTGACAAGTGACTCTGGCGCCATCTCCTTAAACTTTTGAGTTGTATTAACCAGCCAACCACAAGCCAACCACAAGCCAACCACAAGCCAACCACAAACCAAAATGCAAACCGAAAGCAAATTCAAAGCCAACCTACTTAGGGTCCGCTCATTGCAAGATGGGTGGTTGGACGGTGAGGGGAAAGCCCCC